GTGCTCAGGCCAATGAGCGCAAGGCCACTAAGGCCGTCAAGGCTGCAACCAAAGCCGGCCAGGTGGGCCGCAGAGAAGCGAAATCAATGCTGGTGGCCCAGAGGGCCCGCGAGTTCTACCGTCTCAGTGGCACCGGCACCAAGCGCAGCACAACCAAGGCCAGCGGTGGTAGCAAGCCTGCAAAGACTGCAGCCAAACCCGCCAAGATGAGCAAAGCTCCCGTCAGCAAGGCCAAGCAGGCCTACAAGGCCGCCACCTCGGCTGTTCGGGAGCTGAAGATGTACCGAGGCGGCAGGACCGACGCAACCGTGAAAGCTGCTGCCGCCAAGGTGAAGCGGATGGAAAAATCGCGAGGCGCTAGCAAGCCCCGCAAGCGCAAAGCCTGATCAGCCCTCGCCTTCCCCCTCCTCCTCTTCCTCCTCTTCCTCATCGTCGTCGCTATCCATTGCGGCGGCGGTGAGCTCTGCCTTGATCAGTTCCACCACACCAATCAGCTCAAACATCGACAGCTCATCGTCCTGTTCGGTCTGCTCGGCAATGGTGGCGCGGATGGCGTCGTAGACGGCTTCAGCGGACATGGCACGTGGGTGGGGAGCCATAGCTTACCCGGCAACCTCCTGAGCACCCTGAGCCTGTGGCTCCATGTCCGAAGACCTCACTCCGGTGGATGAGGCACTCACCCCCACCACCCCTGATCCGTCGGCGCTGACGGCCGAGATTGAAGCGCTACGGCGCAAGAACGCCGAGCTGCTCACCGAGAAGAAACGCCTTGCCAAGGCAGAGCGCACCCTGGCGGAACTGCCCGAAGGCACCGACGTGCGCGAGCTGCTGAGCTTCAAGCAGCAGACCGAACAGCAGAAGCTTGAGGCCGAAGGCAACTACCAGCAGGCGCGCCAGCAGCTGGAAGCCCAGTTCCGCGACCGTGAAGCCACCCTGCAAGCCCGCATTGACACCCTGGAGGCGGAAGTCAAGGAACTGCGGATCATCGGCCCTGCTGTCGCCGCCTTGGCCGATGCCGTGCATGACCCCGACGAGGTGGTGAAGCTCAAGCTCAAGCCTGAGCAGATTGACCGCGAGCCCGATGGCACCGTCGTGGTGATTGATGGCTACCAGCGCACGCCCATCCTCGACTGGGCGCGGCAGGCATTGCCCCAGTACCGACTCAAGGCTCCCAAGCCCTCCGGTTCCGGCGCTCCCGTTGGCCGCTCCGCTGGTGGTGACATTCCAGCAGGCGTGACCAACCCCTTCGCGCCGGAATCATTCAACCTCACCGAACAAGCCCGTCTGTTCCGCACCGATCCAGAGCTCTACCAAAAGCTCAAAGCAGCAGTGCGCTAATCCTGTGGCAAACTGATTGCACAGGGGAAGCTGTGCCGACCCGCTGGCCTGTGGCCGCACCGTCAACCTGACCCCATAAGAGGATGTCTTTCCTTTACCGGGCGGATACCAAGATCTACGACCCGTTCTCGTCTTACATCGACGAGCAGTCGACTCTCCGCTCCAAATTCTTGGCCACTGGCATTGTCACCGCCAATCCGGTGATTGCCCAGAACGTCACCAAGGGTGACAAGTTCAAGATCCCCAACTGGGCACCGAACCTCTCCGGCTCCATTCAGGTGCCGGCCGAGGGTGTGCCGCTGTCGGTCAACAAGCTCACCTCCGCCGAGCAGGTGGGTGTGATCATGCACCGCGCCAACGTCTGGGGCAGCTCCGAGCTGGCCAAGCTGGCAGTAGGTGCTGAGAACGACCCGATGGCCGCCATCGGTCGCCGCGTCACCGACTACGTGCTGAATGCACAGCAGACCGACCTCCTGGCGGTCCTGTCCGGTGTGTTCGGTGCTCTCGGCTCCAGCAACTCTGGTGCTGCGTTCGAGACCATGTGCGTGGATGCGACCGGCTCGGGTGAAACCGACCTTTCGCCCCGTCATCTGGTCTTGGCTGACGCCATCCTGGGCGAGGACGCCGACACCTTCGGCAGCATCGTCATTCACCCCGACCTGTACGCCTACCTGCGCGTCCGGGAGATGGTGAACTACGTCAACGCCAAGGAGCTCCCTGGCATCACCGCCAGCACCATTGCGGCCGGCAGCATCACTGCCAGCAACGCCATCGGTGGTGACTTCTCCGGTGCCTTTGGCTCCAGCGGCATGGTCCCGATGTTCGGCTCTAAAGCCGTCATCGTCTCCGATGCTGCACCCCGTACCGGCAGCGCTGGCTCCTACAAGTACGGCGTGTACGTGTTCAAGACCGGCGCTCTCGGTCAAGCCTTCCAGGCTCCCGTGCGTACCGAGTCCGACCGCGACATCCTCACCTCCGGTGGTGAAGATGTGCTGAAAGTGCAGTGGGACATGTGCTACCACCCCCTCGGCGCCAGCTGGGGCGGCAGCACCAACCCGACTGCAGCGGATCTCGCGACGGCCGGCAACTGGTCCAAGGTCTTCGACAAGAAGAACATTGGCGTCGCCCGCGTCACCTGCACCTGCCCCTACTACGTCTGAGGTTGAGCCATGAAGTTCCATCTTGATGCGCCCAACTTCGGACGCACCACCCGCGTCCGCACTGTGCTGGACGCCAGCAACGCCGACACCACTCTGACGGCTGCCCAGTCGGCTGAGGCCATCGTCACCATGACGCCGGCCTCGACTGACAAGACCATCACTACCGCCTCTGCCTCGGCCATCGTGTCGCTGCTGGGTGATGGTGTTCAGGTCGGATCCTGCTTTGAGCTGACCATCGTCAACGTGGCCAGCGCCACCCGTGCGCTGACCCTGGCAGCCGGTTCTGGCGTCACCCTCGCCGGTGCCACGGCTTCGGCCACCATTGCCGCTGCCACCTCGGCCACCTACGTGGGTCGGGTCACGGCAATCGGCACGCCGGCAGTCACCTACTACCGCAAGGGCGGCTGATGGGTCTGTTCGCCAATCGCTGGCGAGCACTGCGGGAGGCTGCCTCTACGGAGGTGGCCTCTTTGCATGTGCAGCAGCCAGAGCAGGCGCAGGAGCCTGAGCCGGTGCCAACAAGGCGGACCGGCAAGCTACGCCACATCGTGATGCAGCAGGGATGAGCGACTACTTCCCCGAATACAGCAATTTCCGCTACATCAGCGGCACGACAGCAGTGGATGGTCGCTTCGTTGCGATCCGCGCGCTAGAAGCCACGGTGCTGGCCACTGAGACCGTGTGCCGCAGCAGTCCCGACAGCCTGGCCAGCATGCCGATCCCGGCAGGAGCCACGATCTCGGGTCTGTTCACCACCATCAAGCTGACCAGCGGCAAGGTTGTCGCCTACATCAGCTGACGTGGAGCCAGACCTGTCATTGCAGGTTGAGGAGTTCCTGCGTAATGCCCTCCGGCAACGCAAGCTCGAGGACCGCCTCGTGCGCCAGGCGCTGCGGAATCTGCGGCTGACGTTGGCCGGCATCGAGCGGGTTGTAGGTGGCTCAGGCGTGCTGGCGGTGGGCCCTGCTCGGGAGGAAAACATCCGCAGGCTGGTAGCAGCGGTGTCGCGCAGCGTGCAGGAGAGCTTCAGCGCTCCGCAGCTGGCAGCACTAGAGGAAGCCTTGACGCCTTTCGTGCAGCAGCAACTGGACTTTGCACGGCAGATGGTGCAGCGCGCCGGTGGCAGCCTGACGGCCGAAGGTGCGGTGCAGCTGACCCCCATGCAGGCCTCCCGGCTGGTCAATCAGCAGGTCGTGGCCGGCAAGACACTGGAGGCCCAGTTGACCACGGTGCTGCCTGCTGCAGTAGCCGATCGAGTGGAGCGCTTCATCCGGCTAGGCCTATCGGATGTGGGCGGTGAGACGTTCGCCACCTATCAGGACGCGGTGGTGCGGATCACAGAGAACAACGTGGAAGCCATCATCCGCACCGGCACGCATGAAGCCGGCAGTGCAGCGCAGCAGTTGATCTACCAGTTCGAGACAGACCCTGCATGGCTGGGGCAGGAAGGCCTGGTGTGGACGGCGGTGCTCGACTCGCGCACGTGTCCGGTGTGCCTGCGGCTGGATGGCAAGCGGTTCCCACCGGACTATCAGAAGGTCTCGCCTCACGCCCAGTGCCGCTGCTATCTCGTCCCGTGGAAGTGGCGCAACCAGGACATGACCAACCCGGTTGGGGAGAAGGTGCCACCAAAGCGTCCCGCCAATGGCGACGGTGCAGAGGAAGCGCTCAGCTTCAAGGTGGCCGCTAAGACGTGGGTCAAGGACAACCCCGAGACGGCACAGGCCATCTTTGGCAAGAAGCTGGGGCAGGACTTGATTGACGGCAAGGTCAGCTTTGACCAGGCCGTCAAGCGCTGGCGGCAACCTAAGGCATGACTGTTACCGTCACCGCTACCGCAGGGTCCAGCAGCGCCAATAGCTACCTGACGGTGGCGCAGGCGGATGATCTGGCCAACGTCTACCTTGGCACACTGGCCTGGAGCTCTGCCAGCACCGACAACAAAGGCCGGGCGCTGATCATGGCGACCCGGTATCTCGACGAGCTGAGCTGGATCGGTGAGCGTGCCTCCACGACGCAAGCGCTGGCCTGGCCTCGCACCGATGCCGAATGCGGCGACTGGTCATTCACAAACGCTGTGATTCCGCAGCCGATCAAGCAGGCCACCTTTGACCTTGCCGAGGCCTTGCTCGGGGATGCGACCCTGCTGGGTGGCAGCGGCCCCGGCAATGCGGAGCTGATCCCCGGCATCCCTAACGCCTCGCTCAAGAGTGCCCGCGTGGACGTGATCGCGGTGGACTTCAAGGACGGCGGTGTGCCCCAGAGCCAGAACGCCCTCAACGTGGTGCCGCATCTGCGGCAGGTGCTCGGCTGCCTTTGCCTGTCACGGGCAGTAGGCTCAACGGGATCTGTTCGCGTTCTGCGGTGCTGAGGTTGCGCAATGGCAGCGCTGCAACTCCTTCTCTTTGGTGAGTACGAGGCAGCGAAGCCCAAGCCGCACCTTGCGGACCCGCTGAGCCGTGAGGAACGGCGCCGGTTCGGGCGGATGTATGCGCAGAACATCGGCCTGGTGCGCAAGTTCAGCCACCGGCTGAGCCAGCAGTACGGACACTGCCTGGCGCGGGAGGACATCAACAGCTGCTGCGACTTCGCGTTCCTGAAGGCGTGCCGTGCCTGGGACCCGGAGAAGGGCAAGCTGAGCACCATCTACTGGCGGTTCGCGCAGGGCGAGGTGCTGCATTACTTGCGCTCGCACAACTGGGCGATCGGTGCCACGCATCGCGCACGAGAGCTGGGCCTGCGGGCACGCAAGCTGATGGATCTGGGCTGGGCAGCTGAGGCGGTGTGCCAGGAGCTGAGCATCAGCGCCGATGACCTGCGGGACTGCCTGGTGGCCACCAGTGGCATGAGCCACGACACCATGGGCTTCGACCTGCACGTGTGCCCACGGGCGACACCGTGGGAGGTGCTGGAGGCCTCGGAAACCTAGGGCACATCGCGCCTCAGGTTGTGGGTTACTTCAACGCCCTTGGCTACAAGTTCTACGTCAAGGCTGGCACCACCAGCAGCTCTGCTCCGAGCAGCAGCACTGGGATGGATGAGGTGCTGAACCTGTCCAACGCTGGCATCCAAGCCCAGACCGATACGCAGGATGTACTGGACTACGGCAGCACCTTCGGGTTCAAGTCTTCGCTGGCGACGCAGCAGAGCTACACCATCCCGATGAGCATGAATCTTGACCTGCGGGATGCGGGCTACAAGACCCTGCGGCAGGCCAGCCTTGATTCGACCAATGGCGTGACCGTGCAGTGGTACCGGGAGTCTCCTGAGATGACTTCTACCGGCAATCCTGAAAAGTGCGCTGGCGTCGCCTTCGTGACCAACTTTCAGGAGGACATTCAGGCCGGCAACGTGGCGAAGGTGAGCTTCACCCTCAACGGCTACGGCGCCTACACCTGGACCGCCGAGACTGACTCCTGATCAGAGCTCATTGCGGGCTAGCTTCTTCCACTCACGGACAAAGAAGCTATCGAGGGGGTGCTTGTCGAGGGCTGACTTGATCCAGTTTCGGCCCGGGACGACGGTGCCCCGCTTGGTGGTGTAGCCGGTCAGGATGAGGCCGGCATACATAAAGCCGCCTTTCTTGCTTTTGGCATCCCATGTGAACACCAGCTGGGTAGCCGATGGGTAGTCCCGTCGCTGGGATCGCAGGAAGGTGCCAAGGTCCACAATGTCCCGAGGGCTGCCCACAGTGGTGCCATTGCGGCGGCGTGTCTCGCGCGGCCATGGGAACTGGACCGTCTTGATCTCTTCTTTGAGCTGCTTGTCCATCACGTCGCCATAGCGGCGGATGATGGTGGGGATCCGCAGGGCCAGTTGTTGGGCATTCCAGCCCTTGAGGCTGAGGCTGGCGCTGATCTCAGCCATGGAGGTACGCCGCCAGCCGGATCCGATCGCCCAGGATGTTTTGCAGGGTGGTCCCCAGCAGGCCGGTGTTGCCGTACGGGAAGCGTTCCTGCAGCACCTCGCAGGTCATCTCCCGACCGCTCATCGTCACCGTCCCACGGGTGCCGGGCCTGATGCGGGCATCAAGGGCCTGAGGCTCCACCGCATACCCCTCGCAGACGATAGTGTCCGCATCCACGCCCTCCAGGCCGGCCGACTGGGGCGAGCCTTGGCGGAGGTACAACGTCACCGTGGCCGTCTCTTCCGCCGGCAGGACGTTCCCGGTCACGGCATCGGTGGTAGTGCCAACGGTCGGCAGGGTGAACACGGCCGTCGCATTGGCCAGTGCAGCAAGGGCTGATGTCATGCCCTAGGTTTCCCGGCAACCTATGCCACTGAGGATGTAGCAGTGGCGGAACAGCTCGGGGAAGCCGTACTCAAGCTATCGGTAGATGATCAGGCGCTGAATGCAGGGCTGCAGCGAGCTAAGCAGCAGGCAGAGCAAACGGGTCAGTCAGTTGGCCAAGCTTTTTCCAAGGGCGGGAAAGAGCTGCAAACAGCCGCCAACGGCCTGCAATATTACATCGACGCGCAGGGCAGGGCGCGGGATGCGTCGGGCAAGTTTGTAACCAGCCTTCAGCTGCAGGAGGCGGGGCTTAAGGGTGTTGGAGCTGCGGCGGGTGAATCGGTTGGTGGTTTTGATCGTTTGGGGATTGCGCTTGGCAAACTTGGCGCGCAGATTGCATTATTTGAGACGATTAGACGAGTTGTAGTCTTTGCCGCTCAGCAAACACAAGACCTTGATTCTGCATCTGCAGCAGTGCGCACGCTGGGGGTGAACAGCGACGAGCTGACGACTAGGCTGCGGGCATTATCAACAGAGCTAGGCGGCAGTGTCAGCGTGATTGAGCTGACAAAGGCCGCCTACGACGTGGCCAGCTCCGGCTTTGCTAGCGCTGGCGATGCCACGCAAGTGCTGCGAGCGGCATCGTTAGGAGCCAAAGGCGGATTTGCGGAACTAAATGACGTAGTGCAAGCTGTTACCGGCGTGCTGAACGCCTACGGGCTTTCCGCTGATCAAGCAACCAATATCGTTGACACTTTCCTGCAAACGCAAAATGATGGTGTGATCACGGTGCGCCAGTACGCCGCCGAGATCGGCAACGTCGCCAGCATTGCGGCAGCTAGTGGTGTCAGCTTGCAGGAGTTGAATGCGGCCATCGCCACGGCCACCCTGCGCGGTGTGCCAGTTGCGCAGACCTTTACAGGCATACGCCAGGCACTCAGCAGCATCATCAAGCCAAGCGAGCAGGCCAAGGATCTGGCGCGTTCGCTGGGGCTGGATTACAGCGTGGCTGCACTTCAATCCAAAGGCTTCGCCGGTGTACTTTCAGATGTGCAGGCAAAGACTGGCGGCGCTACCGATAAGTTGGCGGTGTTGCTTGGCAGCGTTGAAGCTCAGGCCGCTGTGCAGCCGTTACTGAATGACAAACTCGTCAAGTACAACGAGCTTTTGGGTAAGCAAGCCCAGTCGTCTGGAGCAGCGGCAGCGGCTGCCAAGATCAACTCCGAAACAATCAGCGGCGGATTGACGCAGATCGGCAATGGCTTCTCCAACCTGGCGACCACGCTGGACAAGACGCTAAAGCCGGTGTTTGCCGACTTGATTGGCGGCTTGAATGACATTCTTACCAAGCTGCAACAAGTGTCGGCGCTGTCGCCAGAAAAAGTAAAGGCGCGCGAGGAGCAGGCCACACGGATCATTGATACCGTCAAGCAGAATTCACCCAACTACAACACCAGAGCGTTTTACGGCACGCCGTTGGTGTCGCCGTACACTGAGATTGTGGTTGATGGCAAGACTTTTAAGGGCACCATCACCGGCGTCAGGAATGAGCTGGTGAAGTATCTGCTTCAGAAAGACTTGGAAGCAATTAACAAGCCAGTTAAAGCATCGGTAAATGTGCCAACACCCGCAGCAACTTCGGCGCAACCGAAGCAGTCGGGAATAAAGCCTGCAATATCAGCAAAGCCCGATCTTTCAAAGGGTGCATGGTATGGACCAGCGCCCCGTGAATTGCCGCCACTACAATCAAAGAATCTATTTGGATGGTATGGACCTGCACCTCAAGAAATGCCGCCGGCAAAACCAAAAGTTGCACCCGTAACTACGCCAACCCCTGTTGACCCAAATCAAGCCGCCAACATTGCGCTTGCCAATCAGCTGTCTGCATCGGAGCTTCGCAACCTGCAGGATCGCCTTAAGCTAGCAACTGCTAAAGGCGTTCTTGATGAAGTTGGCATTGCACGACTTGAAAGAGAGTTCAGTGTTAATGAAAAAATACGAGCAGTGGAAGAAGCGAGGGCAGCGCTTAGGAAAGAAGAAAACTCCAAACGTGACCCCATTAAGCTGCGGCAACTGCAAACCGCTGTAGATGTTGCAGTTATCAATGTGGACGTGGCTCGCGCTGAAGGCAAAAACTCTATAGCCGCAGCAATGAAATCAAAAAACGACGAAGCCGCTGCAAAATTAAAAGAGGCAGGCTCAAATTTATTGGATGCTTCTGACGGACTTGATAAAGCTGCAAAGTCGTTAGACCAGACGTTGCGAGGTGGCTTTGAGCTTTTAACGCCTCAACTGCAGCGCGAGCAAACCAGCAAAGCACGAGCGGCAATACAACCGCTTGTTGACAATGGCATCATCAAGACAGGAATTGACATCAGCACTCCCGAGAAACTATTTAGAGTTGCAGGATTTGCGGAAAGTCTTAGCGGTAGTCAGCAAGCACTAAAAACGGCAATAGACAAAAACATTTCGGCTACAGAAGCGTTAACAGGAAAGGACTGGACCGTCAATCTCAGTAGTGGCGGCCAAGCCACGCCCATTCCCCTCCCCGTCGTCTGACCATGACTGCCACCGTCACTATCGGCAGCTTCTCCTGCAGCACCCTCACCGCTCAGCCGTTCGGCTACGAGGGCGAGGCCCGCAGTGGTCTCACGGCCCGCACGTTCCGCATCACCGGTCTGCTGACCCCAACCCAGTGGGCCACGCTGGTGGGTGTGTACGACACCTGGCGGGCAACACGCATCACCGATGCCGACACCCTCCAGTCTGCAGCCGTCGGCACCACCGTCAGCCTCACGCTTGCCAGCTGCAACGGCCTCACGGTCACCAGCCTGGCCTGCTGGTTTGCTGATCCTCCCAGCGGTGAGCAGGTCGGCGCTTACGTCAACGTCACCACGACCCTTGTTGATGCAGCACAAGCGCTGGCGGTGCTGCTGCGGGGCAAAGAGAAGGACCAGGACCGCGACAAGCCATCCCTCGGCACCGTCACCCTCGGCAGCTGCACCGTCACCCTGACCAAGCCGATGGAGACCCGCCGCGATGGGCCCAGTGTGGCCCTCACAGCAGCCGGCACGTCCTACATCACTGGCCCGCTGGCGGCGCACAAGATCCGCAGCATTGAGGGCTACATCAGCTCGGGAACCTATGCGGACCTCCTGAGCTGGTACGACACCACCATCGCCAGCACGCCTGCGTCCTCCAGCTGGTTCCCGGTGTCTGAGCCAACGGCATCAGCAGAGATCAGTGTTTCCGGTGGTGCCAAGGCAACCCGCTACAACGTCCAGATCACGGCGCTGCAGATCATCTGATGGCTGTTGATATCCGCTGCACCGTTTCCTGCTCGCTTGGCACCGTCATCAGCGGCAGCGTCTCTGATGAGTATGTGCAAGGCACGGGGCTGGTGAAATGCACTGGCAGCGTGATCATCGCAGCTGTCATCACCCCTGCTATCGGGACGGCTGTCACCATCAGCTACACCAAAGGCGGCACGACGCGGACGATCCCGCGCAAGCTGCGGGTGTTGAGCAGCTTCGCTGATCCGTTCCGGGCAACGACCAGCGTGGAGCTGGGCTGCAAGCTGACGTATCTGCAGGACAAGCGGGACCGAATCAACTGGACGGCCTTCGATGATCCCGACAACACGCTGACGGAAAGCGATGCCGAGATCATCACCATTCCGATCACGGCGCAGTCAGTCGCGGATAAGTGCCTTTATGAACTGGACATAACCAGCAGTCTGACCCTGTCCAATCAGTTCAGCATCCCACGGTTTGACCTCAGCGCCGGCTACGTCAGCGTGCTCAGCGATCTGCTGGTGTCTGAATGCAAGTGCGGCTATCTGGACGAGGATGAGGAACTGCAGGTCTTCTCGCTCAACCCTAGCGGCGGCACCGGCCCGGCTTTTGATGCCACTCAACTGGTGGACATCAGCAAGATCGGTGTTGGCCAGCTGCCTGGCGAAGCTGTCACCGTCAGCTACAGCACCCTCAAGCTCAAAGGCGAGGTGCAGCAGACGCGGCCTGAGAAGTGGGACCGGCAGGTCAGAACGGCCACGTACGAAGCCAACATCAATTACACGCCGCCAGGGGGCACGACGGGTGTCACTAGGACGTACAACATCCTGGAGAACGATGAGACGCTGACCACCTACACCAACCTGACCAAACCAGATGGCGAGGTGTTGCGACTGCCGTCGCAGCGCATCCGCACACTGACCAGCGGTGCCCCGGCGCAGGTTGGGAACCTTTACAGCGAGTATCTGACCAAGGGCATTGGCGTCTCCTATCAGAACATCACAAAGACAACCGTAGAAACCTACGAATACGACGAGGAAGGAAACGAAGCCCGCGTTGAGAAAGTCGTTACCGGTGGCCTTGGCTATCTGGTCGGCTCAATGTCAGTGCCGGTGACCTTTGATGATGACACCTACGTTTCTGTCAACTTTGATTCACAGGTCAACCTAGAGCGCGAAGTCAGAGAGACCATCACCGTTGGCCAGGTGCAGCAGGTCACGACCAGCACCTACGGATCATGGTTTAAGTCAATCACCGGTCAGCAGGCCATTGCTGCCGGTCGAGTGTCATTGACCAGCGCTTTCGCCGTCTCGGCCTACATCGACAAGGTGGCCAATGCGGGACTGTATCTGCTGGATACTCGCGTTGAGACGGTCGCCACCGTCAAGCCTGTCTCGGCTCCGACCACTGCCGAAGTCAACAATCAGGCCGCTGCCAAGGGCGGCAATCCCAACAGTGGGTACAGGGCAGAAAGCACATCACAGCTGGCCCTAGCGGTCGGCAGTGCCACAGCACAGCGGCGCATTGAATTCAGCCTGCCCCATGCGCCGGATGATCGGTTCTACAAGGTCGGCAGCACCTACGGCAGCACCGCCAGCGACGCGCCGCAGAAGGCGCAGCTCTACGGGCGCGTGCAGAACCGGCTGCTGCTTGGCAACCGTAACGGCATGAACATTCAGCTGGCACCGGAGCTGATGCCAACGCGGCCCTTCGCACCGTTCACAATCACTGCCAAGGGTGTAACGGCGCAGTACAGGGCTAATGGGACAAGCTGGACTTTTGACGCCTCTGGCATGGTGGTGTCCACAGACGCACTCTTCTGGGGTGGTGTCGGTGGCACGTTCGCCTCCAGATGGTTCCCCGTAGCGCCTGGCATCACCAGCCTGCCAACCACGCCTGCGGTAGTTGATGGCCAGATGACGGTCACCAACGTGGTGCCGGTGGCCAATGAGACGGTGCTGGCATCCGGCCGGCTACGGCTTGGCATTGCAGTGACGGGCTACAGCTACCCGCTGGAGCTGCTGACTGAAGTGCCGGCCATGCGGTTGAAGGTGGGCGTTACGGCATCAAGGATCCGCAGCGTTCAGGCTCCTGCTGCAGCCGTTGGCGTTTCTGCCGTAGCGCCGAGGGTTGCCATTGGCGCAACTGTGCAGGCACCAGCTGCGGCTATTGCCATTGCAGGGCTGACGCCTGCCGTACGGCTGCAGCGAATGGTGTCGGTGCCTGCAGCCACGATCGCCGTGGCAGGTGTGGCACCCGATCTGGTCGGCCGCCAAAAAACGCAGGTCATCATTCCAGTTGCCGACATTGCCGTTGCTGGGTCTGCACCAACCGTCAGCATCAATGATCCCAGCTTCTCTAGCGTGTCGTTGCTATTGCATTGTGATGGCACTAACAACAGTACAACCTTCACCGATAGCAGCAATGCCGTCAGGACGCTGACCGCTGCAGGTAATGCCAAAATCAGTACCGCACAAAGCAAGTTTGGCGGTGCATCCGCTGCGTTTGATGGAACTGGTGATTATCTCACAGCATCCTATTCAACTTCAGCCTTTGACTGGTGGGCTACCGACTTCACCATTGAAGCCTGGGTTTATGCGGCATCGTGGTCTGGATGGTCTCGAGCCAATGGCAGCAATCCATTCTCTTGCCTAATTGGCAATATGGCTCCAACCGGCAATACCGCCTATTGGGCCTTTGGGCCTTGCGAAGATGCAAAACTTCGCTTCTTCTATTGGAGTGGCGCAGAAAACCATGTCGCTACATCGGCAACATTGCCAACGAATCAATGGGTATTTATTTCAATGAAGAAAAACAGCAGCGGTGTCACGCTCTACATTAACGGCACAGCATCAGGCGGCACTAGCGCAGTAACCGTGACGCCGCAATCGTCGTCCTCTGTTGCGCTGTCAATCGGCAGCTGTGATAGCAAATCTATCAATGGATACATTGATGACCTGCGAATTACAAAGGTTGCCCGCTCTATTGCGGTTCCGGTTGCAGCGTTCCCTAACCAATGATGGCGGCAACCTAGGGCACAAGCCCAAAGGCAATGGCCGTCACGATCAGCGTTTACAACCACACAGCAAAGCTGTTTGCCGATGGAAGCAACGCCGCTGCTGACACGTACAAAGTGAAGCTGCTGACGGCGGCGACGTTCTCGGCAGCTCACACCACTTTGGCCGCAACCGGCGGCACTGAGGTGGCCAACGCCTACGGCTACACGACGGGGGGCGCAACGCTCTCTGGCGTGTCGGTGACGACTGTCACCACCAATGACGCCATGTTTGACGCCAGCGACGTGACCTGGACGGCCAGTGGCGGCAGCATTGCAGCGGCCTACGGCATTCTCTACAACTCCACGGACACGAACAGCCCACCGCTTGCCTTCATCGACTTCGGCGCTACCGAGACGGCTGGGGACGGCACCGACTTCAAAATTGTCTGGAATGCTTCCGGCATCTTCACGTTTACGGTGGCCTGATCATGGCGCTCACCGTATCGCTGAGCATCAAGGAGCTGCAGCGCGTTGCAGAGCTGGCCTATGAGGGCGAAACCCTTAAGGTGATGCTGTGCAATGTCGGCGCGACTGGCTACACCAGCAGCAGCACCGTCAGCAACTGGCAAAGCGTGGAGCTTGCCTCCAGTAATGGCTACGTCAGAGCTTCAACCACCGTAGGCGTTGGCTCCTACAACTCGTCTACGGCACGCTATGAGCTGCCTGACTATGACGCTATCTTTACCGCCAGCGGCAGCGGTTTCACCTATGACACGGTGGTCGTCTACATCAATGGCGCAACGTATCCGCATAGCGTCATCACCGAGTCACCCAACATTGTCCTTGTGGCTGGTCAAACGCAGACGTATCGCATCAGCCTCAACACGGATGACTGATGGCCACGTTCATCAAAGTCACCCCTGCTGAGTCAGAGCTACTGCGCCGCAACCGTGATCAGGTGCAAGGCAACCGGCTGCAGAAAGTGGAGGGCGACGAGCAGCGCCGAACGGCAGCAGAGATCCGGAAGGCACAAGCGGCCAAGCCTGAGGAGCCATCAACGCGCCGGCTTGGCCAGTCGCGTCGCGATGAGCCAGCGGCCTCAAGACTGGATGATCTGGTGACCCTAGGCCATGTCTGGTACGACAACTGGGTAACGGATAGCGATTCAATCCAAGGCACTGGCTATTACGACGGCGTCTATAGCACTGGCTACCTTCCTCCCAGTGCTGGAGGCGGCCCGTATGCTGCCATCACTCGGACGGTAATAGGCGAGAACGTTAATGAGTCCATCATTAAGGAGGTGCTCTCAGCCAATGGCGGCGTGGTCACTCAGCTTCGAGCCAACTACCGAGACCGCAGCGCCGTATCGTTTGATCCCCGTTACATCGCCCTACCGCTGGGCCCTGGAGCGTTTCTGCTGGTGACGATGGGTTATCGGTTCACCTTCAACTATGAGCTTACAAGCAAGCTGGTGGTAGCCAGCAATGATGATGCGTGGTCAGAGGTGGAGATGCGCATCTATGCAGACCAGCATCCTGAAGCGTTTCGCGTCACAGATGTTGCCTCAACATCACGGTCAAAGCAGCGCTTCTTCAATGCCTACGTTTGCACGCAGACCGCTGTGCGTGAGGTGTCAGTTCCTGCCAAGCTCCAGCCTCTGCTGGCGCTGCTGAATCCCGAGCCATCAGAAGCGACTGGCGTGTTCACCGTATATCCCAATTGGCCAGACTATACCGGATCCTATACGGTGCCCTATAACCCGTATTACTACGAGTACGGCACCATTCCAAGTCTTGCCGAGTCGTTCTGCGACCCGCGCATTTATGCCACGCTCAACACGTTTGCCACCGACAACGGTGTAGACGCGTTGCTCACCCCCGGCTCTCCTGCCTACAAGCTGTTCTTCTATGACGACGGCTCACGCACCAACACTGATGTAACCGAGGCCACCTGGCTCTACGCCTACTACACCAACCGCACCGACGACTACGAGACTTCCGTATCGGCGCCTCGTTATGACTACAGCGTCGCTCGTGGCGTCACCGAGCCAGCAGATCACACCACCATCTATTCAGCTCGCCGGCGCAAGCTGGATTATTCCACCCTTGGCGCCAGCGCTGCCTATTGCCAGGCGATGGCGCTTGCTCTTGGGTTCAGCTCCGCCGACCTGACGCCATGACCCAACCACCGCCCAACCCTGCTGCACTGCTCCTGGCCGCTCAGCAGCAAACCCAAGTCAACCGGTACCTCTATCTCAAACAGGTGCAGCTGGGAAAGCTCAAGCAACAGGCAACCGCCTGATCCCACCCACATGTCCAGCCTGCCTTTTGTTGTCGCACCACGGCAGCATCCGCCGCGTCGCGTCGGCACTCTTGACTCCGGCATCCTTGAGATTCCAGTACTGGGGGGCCTGACGGTCAACGAGTCGGACACCATCTCGGAACTGCTGGCCAACGATCAGTCTGCGTTCGTCAAGGGTGCGCAGCTGGCAGACGCTATCGCCACTGAGGAAAGCATCTCCATCTCCGAAGCGTTCGCCATCGTGGAGCAGGCCATCAATGGCGCCACACTGGAACCAGCGGCAGAAGCGATCCGCATCCGTCATGCCAGCCGCATCGAGCAGGTTGTCCGCTGCTACTCGGTCGCCGGCCAGCGCACGATGGAGGCCAGCATCACGGCTATCATCCGCCACCGGCTGGCCCGACCTAGCTGGTCCATGGCCGATACGGGCACGCTGGCGCGCGTGCTGCTGACGGACATCTGGCAGCTGATCCAGGACGAGCAGGCAGCCGAGAATCTGCCGGATAACCGCCCCAGCGAGGAAGAGCTAAAAAAGCAGCAGCCGGACAATGGGAGAGGCAGGCGACCGACTGGGGGCAGCTCTTCTGGCGCCTGTGCCATGCCTATCCCGGAGCCTTCCATCGAGGCACCTACGGCAGCGAGCTGAGGGCAGTGGTACTGGCGGCATACGAGGAGCTGCAGCAGATCCAGCGGCAGCAGGCCAGCATTGGGGAGCTGCCCGTGGCGCAGCTGACGGCCCTGATGGCCAACGTCCACCTCGACCCGGCCAAGAGCGCAGCCTTCACCACCGAGCAGTTCTGCTTCTTCCGCGAGCAAGAGCAGCCCGATGGGCTCAGCGCTGAGGTGGCGGCTGTGGCACTCGCCCTACGGCACGAGGACCACTGCCCGCCGCTGGTGATCAGCATTTGGCCTGACGTGCTGGCTGCCAGCAAGCCAGGCGCCACGGTGCCGGCTGTGCGGGCCCTACGCAGCGATGACGACGCAGTATGGGTGCTGGCGCCCCGATGGGAGGGGCGGAACGTACGCGGCGGCCTGGTGGTGGTGCGCGGGCAGATCAGCGGACCGGTCACGGTGCGGGAGCTGGACCGGCCGTTATGCCGGCATGAGGTACGGCTTCCCAAGCGGGAGGGGTTTGGATGGTTGGAAGCTGACCTCTTGCTGGCCGGGGAACCTACGCCATGAACATCCGCGACATCAGGGTTCAACTGGAGACCGTGCTAACGGATGTGCTCGGCACGTACCGGCTGGCGAACGGTGCCACCACGCCAGCCATTGCGGTGCGCGCTGCAGGCGAGAGCCTGCCGCCGGGTACGACGGTTGAGGGGTTGGAGGTGGTAATCGTGCGGGATCCCGAGCCGGTGCCGGTTGTGCAGTACCGGCAGGAGACGGCCGGCGACCGCTGGACCCTGTACCTGGTGGACTGGTCAGGAGATACACCGCTGCAAACGGTGGCGGGTCGGCTGATCTGGGCGTATCCCGGCAGCAATGCGGTGCTGATCAATGTGCCGCGTGGTGTGGGGCCTGGTGCGCAGATGCGGGTGGACCTGCAGACAAGGCCGAACGCGGCAACCTTTGACGTAGACACGAACTACCCGCAGGAGTCGGTGAAGTATCAGGTGCTGGTGGATGCCGACACTGCTGGATCGATCTACGTCGGCAAGGCGCCGCAAGGCGTAGCGGAATCGGCAGCACGGTGGACCGTCACCCGCAGCATCTACGACGCAGCCGGCATCCGCACCAGCAAAGGCACAGCGGCTGGCGTCACCTGGACCGGCCGCGCTTCCCACACCTATTCCTGAGCCATGGCCTTGATCACCACGCAACCGATCACCCGCGACGGCAAGGTCTACGACAAACTGGCGGCCAACCTGGCGCTCAGCCCGATGCCGCATGCGGACGGGTTTGGGGCTTCGATTGCAGTGCGCCTGACGCCCTATCTGGTGGGTGCTGATGGGCCGGAGCGGCTGGAGGATGCCGTCAAGGCGGTGGTGTACGGAGACGCCACGGTAGACGCGCAGACGGATCCGGTAGTAGCGGCATTCTTGACGGCGCTGGAGGCAGCGGCTCAGGCGTTCATTGACGCGAAGGGGCTTTAATAGATGGCAAACGTCTACGCAACAAAAACAGGAAACTGGTCGGACACGACGGTCTGGAACACGGGGGCGTTACCAACAAGCGCGGATGATGTTTATAGCAATGGCTTTGCCGTAACCATTAACCAATCGGTAACAGTTCTATCAATTCGCAATTCAGCGGCTAGTGGAATATCTGCCGGCGGCAGCTTTACTGTTACCGCTGCTGGGCTGACAATCAACGCAAACATTGTCAACGGCAGCGCTACCACAACCCTAACCGTAAACATTGGACTAAACACGCTTACAATTAACGGCTCTCTATCTACTAGCAGTGCGTCGGCAATCTCAATATCCTCCTACAGTCAGCTCAATATTAACGGAAACTTGAACGCTGCCGGAATAGGAAGCAGCCAAATACTGCTAAACATTGTTTACAGCAATGGCACGGTCAATATAGTGGGGTCTGTCGCAGGTGGAACCCTAGGAGGAAATGCTACTTATGCAATTTATGTTGCATCAAGCATAATCAACACGATTATAAACATCACAGGAAGCGTAGCTGGCAACTCTTCAGGTGCAAACTCTATTACCACCGGTATCTCTAGTACAACCACGATCAACGTTACTGGCGACGTTACCGGCGGATCAACAAGTGCGGCGATTGGGGCTGCTGCTAACTCGGGAGTTCTAAACATCAATGTCACCGGAAATCTTTATGGTGCAACCACATCAACAATAAGTTACGGCACTACAGCGGCCTCGACTGTAACTGTTGTAGGCGGATGCTATTCAAGCAGCTCTTCACCAGCGCTTTCAACGCCTAACACTGTTGCTTGTATTCTCACCGGCCCTCTTGTTTCAACTGATGCCACTGGAGCAGGCGCCTCAACGTGCGGGGTGAATCCGGTCACTTCGGTGCGCTGGTATCCAGCCGACACAGCACTAACCACATTCAGCATGACGATGAGAGGCGCCACGGTATCGGGTTCGCCATCATCAAGGCCCGCCCGCACCTTGTATCTCACCGACGCCTACGCCGCCGGTTACCCCTCCGCCGCCAACGTTCGCAGCGGCACGACTTACGGCGCTGGTGGCAGTCTGACCGGAACCTGCGCGGTTCCTGGCGCTGCTTCTGTGGTGGTGGGCGTGGCAGTGGACAACACCACCGGCACCGCAGCCGTCACGGCGGCAACGATCAGGGCAGCGGTTGGCCTGGCCTCGGCAAACCTGGATACGCAGCTGGCGGCTCTTCCAACCTCATCAGCGCCCACGGCAGCGGCAATCAGGACGGAGATGGACGCCAACTCGACGAAACTGGCCAACCTGGACGCCACCATCAGCAGCCGCAGCACCTACGCCGGTGGCGACACCTCCGGCACCACCACCCTGCTGGGCCGCCTGACCAGCACCAGGGCCGGGTATCTCGACAACCTCAGCAGCGCGGCGCCCTCCGCTGCCACGATCGCCTCCACGGTCTGGGCCGCTGCTACCCGCACGCTGACAACCACCATCCCCAGCGCGTCGGACGTGGCCACCGCAGTGTGGGCCGTGGGAACGAGTGCGTTGTCCAGCGCCGGCACGATTGGAAAGCTGCTGGTGGACAACATCAACGCCACGATCAGCAGCCGCTCGACCTATGACGGCAGCGACACCAGCGGAACGACGACGCTGCTGGGCCGGCTCACTAGCGGCCGGGCCAGCGGGCTGGACAACCTGGACGCGGCAGTGAGCAGCAGGCTGGCGGCTTCCGGCTACACCGCACCGCCCAGCGCTGCCACCAACGCAAGCGCTGTCAGGACTGAACTCAGCATCGAACTGGGCCGGATCGACGCTGCTATCAGCAGCAGGCTGGCACCAGACGGCACCCTGACCACCGTTACCAACCTCACCAATGCGCCGGACGTGCCAACACCGGAGGAGATCGCAGCCGAGGTGTGGACCACCACAGTCCGCGAGGTAACTGGCGGCACTGTGGACAACGTCACCAACTCCACGCCCGTCGATGCCACCGAGATCGCGGAGGCTGTGCGCACCGAGCTCACCCCTGAGCTGGCGCGCGTCGCCAATGCCGCCACCACCCAGGAGGTGGGAGACATCGTTGAGGGAGCGCTGGCCCTGCCGGAAACCTAGACCGTGGCCCAGAGCATCGTGACCGAGAGCGAATCCAACTTGCTCGCCATCGTGGACCGGTTGGGTCGGCTGGAGGGGCTCATCACCGGCCTGCAGGCCAGCATCAGCCAGAGCCAAGCCAGCACCGCTGCATTCCTATCCCGTATCGAACGGCTGGAGCAGCGGCAAGTGGAGTTGGAACGCCACATGGTCACCAGTGCCGACATTGCTGGCCTCACCGCAAAGGTGGATCAGCTCGTGAGCTCCGACGCTTCCCGCAAAGGCGGCACCGCCATGGCTACGTGGTCGTTCGGCACCGCCGCATCGTGGGCTGCCGTGATCATCGCCCTGCTGGCCCTGGTGGGCGTCGGCATCAACCGAGAAGGCATTCACCAGAACCGCCAGCAACTGGAGCAACGGCCATGAACCTGCGGCCCATCCTTGGCACGATCGGCACTGCTGCGGCGGTGTTCAAGACAGCCTCAAGCCTTGCCGTCTTTGTCGGCACCATCTACCTGATTGACTGCCGCACCAGCAACCGTGGCCCCGAGAGCATGGATCGCTGTTGGATGACAGCGCTGCCGATCATGGGAATCGGTGCAGCCGGCCGGGGTGGGTTTGGCATTGGCTTCAACACCTACAACCCAGCCCTCCGGCCCGAAGATCAGCCCAGCGCCGAACGCGACGAGTCCGGGCGGTTCAAGCGCCGTCAATCCTGAACGTCCTGCAGCTGCTGCAACCGGAAGCCCTCCAGCACGTCCCTGACGTACAGCTCCAGCTCATCGGAGTCCGTGTTCCGCGTGGGGTACACCTCCGGCATGGCATCCGCAGCAACACGGGCGAGGTTGTCGCTGCCAATGCTGGCCGGGACGCCTACAAGGCCGTGGAGAAGCACCGCAGCGGCAAACATCGTGCCGGCCGGCAACAGCTCAAACTCGCGGCCGTAAAGGTGCGAGTCATCCGGCAGCTGGAACAAATGCGCCTTACCCCAGGCCAGCGTCGGAGCAGCCACGGCAGGCCTGCAGCTGCCTCAGGTTGCCGGGAAACCTAGAAGGAGCATTGTGCAAGCGCAGTGGCTGACATCCGGCTGGTGGACGTGGCCAAGGCGTACAAGGCGCTGAGCCATCAGACGGCGGCCCTGAACTGGCTGCAGGAGCGCCAGTCGCCCGACGTGCTGCGCGAGTTTGCGGAGATGTGGCGGGCGGATCCGCCGGCCAAGGAGCCCAGCCCAAGTCCGGGGCGCGTCACCAATCCGCTCAAGGTGCCGTACTTCCCCCAGCTGGACAATGGCCCGACCGGGTGGCGGCAGTGCCAGACCTCCTCAATCGCCATGTGCGTGGCGTTCCTTGGCGTCAAGGGCATTCGCGATGACGTGGACTACCTGCGGATGGTGCAGCAATACGGCGACACCACCAGCCAGGACGCCCATCGGCAGGCTCTGGCTCATCTGGGAGTGCGGGCACGGTTCCGACAGAACATGACCGCAGGTGACTTGATGGCAGAGTTGAAGGCCGGCATGCCCTGTGCCATCGGAATCCTGCACCACGGCCCGGTATCGGCCCCCACTGGAGGGGGGCACTACATCACGGCCATCGGATACGAGGCTGACGCTTGGATCGTTCATGACCCCTACGGGGAACTGGACTTGGTGAGCGGGACGTGGGTTCAGCAGGGAGGGCTGTCGGGCCAGTCGCAGCGCTACAGCTTCCGCAACATGAACCCACGCTGGATGCCTGAGGGCTCCGGCAGCGGCTGGGGATGGTGCTTCTCCTAGCCCTTGCTGGCCTGCACGGTGGTGTCGTTGCAATACCTGCCCGTCTCGCGGTAGTCCCGCTCCGGCGTGCTGGCCATGCGGTGAAACACCATCTGTCCGATCCGCATGCCCGGCCAAAGGGCGACCGAGTGAAGCTGGCGGGAGTTGTGGAGCTCTAGGGTCAAGACCGAACCGGACCAGCCGGGGTCGCAGTAGCCGGCCATGAGATGCTCCAGCCCCTCGCGCGCGCGGGAGCTCTTGAGCATGAACTGGGCAGCAATGGTCGGCGGCAGGCTGAACACCTCCACCGTCTGGGCTAGCACGAACTGACCGGGCGCCAGCCAGTAGGGCTGCTCTTGGCTGTGGCCTTCCAGCGGGTAGGGCACCAGCTCTGGCCCTTGGGCGGACTCAATCAGCAGGGTGCCGCCTAGGCGTACGTCCAAGCTGGCGGGGTTGACAAGGGCAGGATCAAAGGGGGTCACCATGCCCTGCTCGCAGAGGGCATGGATCTGGTGGTCGGGAAGGATCACAGGGGTTAGACGCCGGGTTCATCCACCTCGCTTGGCCCACGCTCCGGCAGCGCTGGTCCACCACGAGGCGGTTCGATGCCATGGGCGCGGCACAGGGCCTCAAACTCGGCTAGCGCCTTGCTGCCGCTGGCCTCTTCTACGCACAGACCACCGCCGCAGACGCGCCACCGCAGCTGGTCGCCACGGACCACCACTTCCCAGGTCGGCAGGTCGCTCATCTCCTAGGTTTCCAGTACCGGCAGGCCCTGCCGATGGACACTCTATGTACGTCTGCCGAGAGTGCCTGCGGTAACTGGGCTGGAACTACGACATCAGGGAAATTCCAGAGGACTTGTATCTGGCAGTGCTGGCCAGTCGTAGAGCCGAGAGTGGCTGCAGGGCAGCGGGTCTGAGCGACGAGGCAACAGCAGGGCAACCGTCAGCAACCGACCGGAAACGGCCTGAAATGGGCTAGGTATGTACCGGCCGTCCATCGGCCACCACTGCACCGCCCGTCAAAGTCGTATTCGCTCATGCCCTCCGTGAATGTCCATCGGGGCAGGCTGTACCTGCTCGCCAAGGTGCCTAGGAGAGACGGCCAGCCAGCCCTGCAGCAGTGCCGGATCGCCCTGCGGATGGATGACTCGCCGGTCAATCGGCGGGTCGCTGCCAAGCAGCTGGCCACGCTTGAACGGCAGCTGGCAGATGGGTCGTTCAGCTGGGCCTACTGGAGCGACGACGAGACGGAGGGCATCACATGGAGGGAGGCGATCAGCCGGCTCCATCGCTCACGGGTGATCCTCGGCAAAACCAGCCAGAGCACGTGGGAGATCAATTACATGGGCCGACTCCGCCAGCTGCCGGCCGGTAGTCGATGCGATACGGCAAGCATGGCGGCAGCCCTGCAGCGCTACGACAGGGCGTCGTGCAGCTACAAGGAGCTCTTCTACCTGCTCAAGCACTTAGCCAAGCTGGTGGCGGTGCCGTTCCCGGAGGTGCCGCAACCGACCTACCGAGAAGCGGCGCCGGTGTCTGTGCCGACCGATGACGAGATCATGGCCTGGGTGGAGGGCGCAGGCCCAGCCAGCTGGTATTTCGGGATGATGGCCACCTACGGCCTGCGGCCCCATGAGATTGAGGGGGCGCAGCTGATTGACAAGGATTACTGCCAAGTCCAAGAGCAGAGCAAGACCGGCTTTCGCACGGTGGTGCCGGTGCCCCGCGAGTGGGTCGAGCGGTTCCGACTACATGACCGCCGGCTGCGGCCCACCATGGAGAGTCGCGGCGGGCATGAACGGCCTGATCAAGTGGCTAAGTGGCTGAGCAAGGAGCTCAAGCGGCTGGGCCTGCCGTGGCGGCCCTACGCCCTGCGGCACGCCTATGCCGGCAGACTGTGGAGGACTGGTGGCAGCCGGCTGGACATCTACACCGCCAGCCGGCTCATGGGGCACAGCCCGCAGCAGCATGCCCGGACGTACCGGGCGCATATCCAGCCGCATGCGGTGGCGGAGGCGGCTGAGCGGGCGTTGATGGGAGATCCGGCACCACCGCTGCCAGGTTGACCCTGACGGTGCGGCGGCTGGAGCCCAGCGGCGCCAGGTCGATCAGCTCACGGCCCCAGCGCCAGCGTGACTTCCGGTTGGCGTCGGCGTCGGCAATCAGCCGCTCAACATGCCGCTTGGACACCCCAAGGGCTTCGGCGGCTTCGGCAACGGTGAGGAGGTAACGCGCCATCACCGCCTCGTGAAGACCGAGCAGGAAGCAGCAAACCTCTGGCCTTCCACCAACGGATCCGGGAAATCCAGCCCGCAGCATTCGCCTTCCCAGTGGATGCAATGGCCGCAGACGTGCTCGGGCTGCCAGCGGGGCAGCTCTGGTGCCACCTGGCGGTGGATCTTGCCCAGCCTGATGGAACTGACAGCTGAGCGGTGGATGCTGTGCCTGCGGGCTAGGACGCCGTGCGATTCCGTGCTGGTAAGGATCTCGCGGATGGTGGACTCGGGAATGGTGGGCCTACCCATCGCTCCCCTCCAGCTCGGCGGCGATGGCGCGTATCTCTTGGCAAGTCTCCCGACTGAAGCCGCGCAACTTGTGCTCCACCTGATCAGCGGCAGCGCGGAGGGCAACCGCTGCGATCTCATCAGCAGGAGCTGGACAAACAGCGATGACAGCATCCAGCACCGCCTGCGCCGCAGGGCTCAGAGGTTCAGCCACGCTCCACCTCCTCCCGCAGCCAGTGGGCCGTCACATGCCACTCTTTGCCGCTGAACCACTCCGCCACCGCCAGGATTGCGGCGCGGGCGGTGCGCTCCTCGGGGTGGTCGCAGGCTTGGCCGTTGATGATGATCCCCGCCACCCGCTCCACCAGCCCGCCGGCCGGGGCGGGGGCCTGCGGCCGAGGGTTGGCTGCCGACTCCAAAGCTGCAAGTCGGTCAGCCAAGGCGTTGATCGCGCTCCAGATGGTCGGCTCGGGCTGTGGTGGCTCCTCCAGGGCGGCGATGCGGTCGCGGAGTTCGACGATGCAGGAATTAAGAACTATGCCGAGTTTTGCGTAGTTCTCAATGGTTTGCCACTGATCCGGCGTTGCCCGATGCTGTATGCCCGCTAAGTCCGCGCTGGCCTCGCAATACTCTGCCCATGCTTTGTCGCGTTCAATCATGGTTAAATCCTCCACTGAATAGGGTCGGCTTTGATGCCGCAACTGATCACGACACGCTCAAACGCCTGCAGCGCATGACGTATGGCATAGATGTCTCCTGAGAGATCTTCAAACCGATAAACGTCATAGTCATGGCCTTCGTTGATGCGTATTTCAAGCGCACCAGCCATGGAACGTAAAGCATTTGCAGCGTTGCAGATGATGGAATGCGTCTCCTGAAATGCTTCGACCTGCTCCGGCGTGATCTGTGGCGTTGTCATGCCGCACCTCCCTCGGGCAGAGGCAGGGCGTGAAAGGGGAGCCAGTGGGTGTGGACGGACGGATCGGGACGGCAGAGGCAGTAGTACAGACAGATCGGATTCCACATCCAACACGTACCTTGATCATCAAGATCCTCCGGCCCCGGCAGGCGTTCGGCCACCGGGATGTGGGCAATGGCGGGGCGGCCCCATGTTTGCAGAGCGTCGCGAGCAGCCATCAGAAACGCCTGCTCGTCAAGCCAATGGTCAATACCCAAGGAAGAGTTGTTGCTGTCACAGTGCAGATAGAAAATGTGGAGCAAGTCGTCATCCGTCGGCCTCACCGGCTTCGGCTGGGCCAGGGCGAGACGGGCGCGGGCCATGGGGCCGAAGATGTCGTCACCCTTCAGCCAGGCGGCTACAAGCTCAGCGCACAGGGCGCGGAAGTCGGTGGTCATGCCTTCGCCCTCCGTTTGGCGTAGTAATCACGGTCGATCTGATCTTCCAGGGACTGAAGCGTGGCCTGCAGTGTGCTCAGGCTTTCCTCGTACCAGGGCAGCTGCCTGGCCAGCATGTCTGGGTCGCCATCGCGCAGGACTTCTGCAATGCGGTGCTCAAACCACTGAATCCGCACGGCGATGGCGGAATGGAGCGACTCCCATCCCAGTTCGCTCAGGTCCAGGGTGATGGATCGCGGGCCGGAGGGATAGTCGCTCGGCTCCTGGCTGCGTCTGGGGCTCATTCCGCACCTCCCAGCCGCTCGGCCTCGGGTGACGGCCTGCCCATCAAGGCTTCCGCGCTGGCGATCTCGCGCCAGTAACGGCGGCGGGCAGCAGCACCAGGCTCTGCCCCGTACAGGTGCGCCCTGGCGGTGGTGTTCTGGGCCAGGGCCTGCATCAATGGTGTCATCGCTGCACCTCCCGGTGCTGCTGCTCCTGCACCTGCTCCAACAGGAACCGCGCCCAGCCCAGATGCGTCATCAACGCATGCGGACCTGGTGGGGTGCCGTAGCTCAGAGACCACCAGCTGCGGAACAGAACCTCGAGCTCGCTATCGGTGGGGTTCATTCAGGCTTCCTCCCAACCGTGACGGTGCGTGCGGCAGGGTGGCGATTCCTTGCGAACTCCTCTGCCTGGCCGGCGCTGAGCGCGCGGATGGTGGTGCTCATCGGCCGGCTGCCGGTGGTGAAGGTCACCGTCACCGGCCAGAGCCTGGCGCTGGGGTCTGAAGTGCGGCTGATGCCTTCCCCGCAGTGGATCGGTTCCTCCTGCGGGGTGCTGTAACGAGTGGCCATCAATGGATCTCCTGCCGCTGCATCTCGGCCTCACGGTGGAGGGTGTAGGTGCCAAGCCCGATGGCAGCAACCACCACCAGCGTGACAAGCAGATTGCCTATGGCTCGGCGACGGGTCTCGGCCTCGGCAACAGCTTTAGCGTGCCGCTCGATCCGATACCGGGCATCAAGCCGCCGATGTTGCCGCGCTGTGTGCTGGGCATCAATGCCCAGAGCAACAGGCCTACGAAAGCTGCCATTCGCGGAGTTGAACAATGGAAGCCGTGGGGTAACGCTCTTGGAATGATCTGCGGGCTTTTTCTGCGGTGTAGCCACTGGGGCAGATCCAGTCGGTTCTGTGGGTGATGGCATGACCTTGATGGGAAGAGGTGTAGATGATGCGAAAACACATGACTCAAACCAGTTCTTTGCCGCTGCAGCTCGGCAGACTCCAACCGGTGGAATCCGGCGCCGATGCAGCAGCGGTAAGGGTGTCAGCAATGCGGTGCAGGTGTTCCGCCAGGTCTTTGGCCGCAGCGGAAGACACAGGGCGCTTCTCGTCCCAGGCGTTGTCCGCAATGGCATTTGCCACCGGCTCAACAGCGCCGAGCAGCATGTCCAGCAACGTCAGCAGCGGCGGATTCTTGATGCCGCAGTCTTTCCAAGGATTGCAGCCGTAGGCGTAGGGGCTGCAGGAATAGCGGCCGGGGTTGGCCATGTCGCGTTCGACGATGGCGCGAGCGGCCTGCAGGATCTTGTCCGACAAGGCGCCTTCAGCGGCAACAGTGGTGGTGGGAAGCGTGGTGGTCATGGCAGGTGTGGTGATGGTTGGCATTCTGAGGCGCTGCGGCTGTGGAACCGCAGCCAATGAGATCAAGCGATACGCCAGGACCGGCGCTCGACGAGGTGTGCGCCGGGCACGGTGGCACCGGTTTTGAGGGCAGCGGCGAGGGCGGTGCGATCGGCGCTGGTGGTGGTCTTGACGCGGCGAAACTGCTCGGGCAGATCCTCGGGGGCTACGTCAGGGTCCAGCTCAACGGCAGTGCTGCGGCGGCTGCTGAGCTTGTGCTCTGGCAGCTCCCAGCGGGTCGCGTCAGGGTCCACGCGTGACAGTGCTGCTACCAGCTGGTCCTGCAATGCTGCAGCGCGATGCTCGGCCTCGTCGGCAAGCTCTGCCAAGCGGCGGGCATGCTCGCGGCGGGTGGTGGCCTGACTGCGCAGGTGGTCGATCACCCAGCACCAGGCATCGGCCTTGACCTCAACGGCATGGCGGTTGTCGGCTTCTGCGGTGATGAGCCGCTCCAGCTGCTCAGTCGCAGCAGCAACGGCCGCAGGGTCCTCAGAGAACAGATCCTCGGCGAGGGTGTCGATGCGGGCCTGAAGCAGCACCGCGTCGGAGGTGAGGGCGTAGAGGGATGTGGCGGTCATCAGCGGCAGAGCGATGGGTTGCGGTCAGCGGGCGACAGCGATTCGTGGTCATCCCAGTCGGCGGCGTCGCTGTCGGTGTCGGGATCGGGCTGGGGGTCGTCGTTCGGCTCCCAGTCATCCACGGGCGAGAGGTACATGGTGGGTGGTGTGGTGGTTGCGGGATCGCCCCGCTTGCGACGATCATAGCGCTGCGACTGTGAAACCGCAGCAATGCAGCAGCAGAAACCTAGGGGCGCGCAAGTCGCCTACCGGTACTGGACCAAGGAGGAGACCGACAAGCTGCTCCAGCTGGTGGGCAACATGCCGTTTGAGGCTGTGGTACGGGAGTGGAACCGCTGGGCCAGCAAGGCGGGCATCGAACCACGCAGCCAGCAGAGCCTGCGGAAGAAAGCGCAGGGCATGGGCGAGACCGTCCGCAGCTATGGCGCTTGGGTGCGGGTTGGGGAGATCGCGCTGCTGCTGGGGAAGCACCGCAGCACCATCCACAAGTGGATTGCCGATGGGCTGGTGAGCCAGCACGGCGCCGGCCATGCCTCAGCAGTGCCACGGGTTGACCTCAGGCGGCTAGCCCGTCATAAGCCCCAGCTGTTCGGCGGCTGTGAGCGCACGGCACTGGTGCAGTTGCTGGAAGACGAGGCCCTAGCGGATGCGGTGCTGGAGCAATGCCCGAAGCGGCATCAGAGCAGCCTGAACGGTCGGCGCGTGCTGTGGGTAGAGCGCGGGCTGGTGTTCCCCAGCTATGCGGCAGCAGGTCGTGCGGCCTTCATCTGCCCAAAGGCGATCCGTAGGGGTGTGTTGCTGGATCGACCGGTGTGCGGCTGGCGGTTCCGGCAGCCTTAGAAGGTGGGTGCCACCCCTCCAGGCAGCGCTGGAGGGGCTTTTCTGCGGTCAGGCAAGCATCCGGCGCACGGTGGTGCGGCTGACGCCGAGCCGATCAGCGATGCGTTGCTGGGTCCAGCCATCGCGGCGCCAGCGGCGGGCACGCTCAGGCTTGGTTTCCAAGGCCCAGGCAATGATGAGCGCGGGCAGGAGCAGCAGGGCAACGGCCCATGCCATGAGGCAGGTGGTGGTCATTGGTTGTAAATGCTGGTGGGTGTCAGCCGGGCCTCTCAGGGCTCTCCGGGTGACTCACCACATATTACATCAGACAGTAGGGTGCTGCCAGCGCAGGGGTGTGGTGCCTCTGCAGCTGACGCCGTGACCCCGCGTCGCGGTGTGGTGGTAGGGGCCTTTCGAGGCCCCACTCACCGCGCCGGCCGGACAAGGAGCACGTCTGCAGTGGGATGCAAGGTGCGGTAGAGCCAGCCGGCGGACCACTGGCTGCGGGCCTGGATCAGGTCATCGCGCGTGCGGGTCGCGTCGATGCGGACCGTGACCCACCAGGGCGTCATGCGTTGGACGCTGCTGGTGCAGGTTGCCGGTCCCGCCCTTGCACGATCGCCAGCCCACGGCGCAGGTAGCCGTAGTGCCGGACGTGGCTGACGCCCAGCTCCAGCCCGCAGAGATGACAGGTGCCATGCCAGCGGGTGACGTGCTCAGGGTCAGGCCGTGGTGTGCCCCATGCCGTGCCGCAGTCGTCGCAGACGTGCGCAGCATTCCAGAGCTGCGCGAGGGTGGGGCCGTCGATCATGCGGCATCCTCCGGCCCACGCCTGAACGGAACGACGGTGGCCTGCAGCTGGGCCAGCAGGCAGCGGGCGGCGTCGGTGTGACCTAGCAGGGTGAGCTCTGCGGCTAGGTGCTCGATCACGCCACGGATGCCAAAGCGGTTGCAGACGGTGCTGGGGGCAGCGTCGGTGTAAGCCACCATGCAGCGGCCGGTCAGGGTGTTGTCCATCAGACGGCCTCTGCAAACAGCTCTGCCTGCTCAGCGTCACTTTCGACGCTGCCAGCCAGCTCAAGGTTCCGCACCGCTTGCCGGTAGTAGCTGGGCTTCAGCTCCATTCCGATCCCACGTCGGCCTGCCATCACTGCTCCGTAGACCTCACTGCCAACGCCCATAAATGGGGTAAGCACGGTCTCGCCAGGATTACTACGCAAGGCAATGGCGCGATCAATTACGTCCAGCTGCAGAGGGTGGACGTGCTTTTCATCCTCGGGATCCTTGCAATCCCGAAAGGGCAGCACGCGACCCATCCGTACGTCGTCCCAGATGCTGGAGGCGTACTGGCGCCAGATCCAATGGCTATAGCGATTGCCGGTCTGTTTGCCCTTGTACCCCTTGAACTGGTGCAGATCAGCCGGAACTGGAGCCTCTCCGGCGTATGTATCCAGCCCTGTCGGGTGAGCGATCGGGACAGGATTGGCGCCTGCCCTGCGGAAAATCAGCAAGTAATCAGCGCTGGCCACACCGGCATAGGCCGAATCGTCAACGATGGTCTTGTGCGCCAGGTTCTTAGTGAGCGTCCGGTTCCGCACCCAGAGCGGTTCCTTCCAGATCGTGTGACGCGCCACCATCTGCCAACCGTGCTGCTGGTGGAGCTTGATGATGTCTCCAGGCAGGTCGATCAGGTAATCCTGGCCGCTGTTACTGCTGGGGATGTCGGTGCAGTGCACTGCAGTGCAGCGGCCCGGCATGGTCAGCCGCGCCAGCTCTTGCACCACGTAACCGTAGTGATCAAAGAATCCGGAATAATCGTCGTTGTTGCTGATGTCCCGCTCGTTAGAGCTGTAGTGATACAACCCGCCAAATGGTGGGCTGTAAATGCTGAAATGCACTTTTGCATCCGGCATGGACTGCATGACTTCGACGCAGTCGCCGTTGTAGACCGCGTACTGGTCCGTGATGACTTGATCAGTCACAGCCATTGAGGAAGCCTCTCTTTCTTGGTGTAGGGGTTGATGCGGTTGATGCCTGTGGCTTGGCCCATCTCGTTGACCAGGTTGGAGAACATGGACTCAGCAGCGTGGGCCTTGCGCGTGAGGTTCTCCATGATTCGCCGTTCGCCTTCAGTCAGCACCACGTCAACAGTCACGGGACGTTTCTGGCCAAACCGCCAGCAGCGGCGAACAGACTGGTAATACTGCTCAAAGCTGTGAGACGGGAAATAAGTGATGTGATTGCAGTGCTGAAAATTCAAGCCCCACGCGCCGATCTTTGGCTTCGTGATCAGCACGCGCGCTTTGCCGTCGATGAACTGCAGGAATCGATCCTCTTTCTGCTGATCGCTGTCGGACCCTGAGACCTGTACGGCATCGGGGATCAGCTCTTCCAGTAGGTCGCCTTCTTCGTTCAGGTGGCACCACACCAGCGCCGGCTGACCAGTGCCGTTGACCATGGCGGCCACCTGCTCACAGCGGTCCTGCACGGTCCGTTTGCGCTCAATCCGCTGCTCCCTGAGGTTGGTGGCAGGGATGGCGAACAGCATGCCCTCAGGCGGCGCCGACACGTCAATCAGGTGATCGCGCTCGCGCAGCTCCGGCAAGATGAAGCGGCCATCCTCAAAGCCAAGGTCCGACGGCTTGCGACATGCTCTGGCCCAGCTGGCGACCCAGCGCCAGAATGGCAGCTCAGCGTGACCCTTGAAACGCCACTTTGGCGCCTCGCCATACAGGCGACGGGTTGCGCAGTTGTTCTGATCGTTCTTGAAGAACTTGGCCAGCATGTCCATATGGCCCATGTAGCCAAGCGCTTCACTGCTGGTGCCTAGCTCGATGTAGTCGTTCGGTGCAGCGGTGGCAGTGGCTAGCAACCGGTAGGGCATCTTGCGCATGAAGATCGTGATCTCTTGCCGACGAGCACCATCAAACCCCTTAAGGATGCTGGACTCGTCACAGACAACACCTGCAAAGTCGGCAGGGTTGAACGCTGCCAGTCGCTCGTAGTTTGTGATCACCACCCGACCCGGCACGCTGCCATCGCCAGAGCGGTGGCATTCAATCCCAAACTTCTCGCCCTCGCGGATCGTCTGAGCAGCAACCGCCAGCGGCGTCAAGATCAAGACCGGACGGCCGGTGTGACGGGCGACGTTTTCTGCCCAGGCGAGTTGCATGGCGGTCTTGCCCAGTCCGCAGTCCGCAAAGATCGCAGCGCGACCCTTGCGCACGGCCCATTGAACTAGGGCCTGCTGAAAATCAAACAGCTGAGACGGCATGAACACCGGATCAAAACCGTGATCGGCACCGGTGTGCAGCTTGCGCTCCAGGAAGGCGCGGTACTCGGTGGTAGCACTAATCACGCCGCTCCTCCACCATCCGGCTAAGGGTGTGCAGCACAGTCCGCGCCCCGCTGGTGCGGGGCAGGTGCTGCAGCTGCAGCTGGATCAGTTGCTGCACCCTGCGGTACGCATCCGACTGGCCCTGCTCATAGGCACTCACGGCGCGGCTATCGATTGAGAGCAGCTCCATCGCGGCAGCTAGTTCCTGCTCGCGCATGTCCAGCTGGCGCTGACGATCGGCCGTGGTGTCGGCAACGATGCGCTCCAGCGTCTTTTTGATCTGATTGAGGCTGTCCATCAGAAGGGCACCTCGTCCACGTCAGGGCCGGCATTGCTGCCCCATGCAGCCGGTGCAGCCTTTGCCGCAGGGCGGGCCTGTGGTGCAGCTGGCTGGGGCTGGCCTACGGGCTGCCAGCTCTCGACCATTACCACCAGACCGGTGCGGGTTTCACCGGTGGAACGGTCTTGCCAGCTTTCCGATTTGACCCGACCGGTCACGTCGCAGAGCGAACCCTTTTGGTGGGCATCAACAAAGGACAGTGCCAGATCGTTCCACAATTCCAGCTTGAAGCCATCAGGCTCCTGCCCGTCGTCACGTTTGGCCCCGGGGCGGTTGATCAGGATGCGGACATTGCAGACGGACTTGCCGCTGTCGAGGGTGCGAAGTTCGGGGTCACGGGTCAGGCGACCGATGAAACGGTGCTGAGAAGCGCGGAGGACAGCGGCGACAAGTTCAGACATGGTGTGTTGTGCAGGGCTGAGGTTGTGCAGTTACAGCAGTCTGGGTCATGCCGTAGCGGCCCAGGTTGCGGGTAGGTCATCGGCATCGTCCGCAGGCTCTACCTCAGCGGCAGCGTTGCAGCGGGCGACGGTCTCAGGGCTGACGCCGCTCTTGGCGAGGCGGGCGAGGATGTTGCGCGGAAGCTGGGTCAGCTCTGTGGCTTCACCCTTGCTGAGCTCCACCACCAGGGCAGTGAGGCCCTTGGGCGTGAGGCCACGGGCGAAAGCTGCCGCCTGTGCAGCAGGTGCCAGCTCGTCCACGGTGTTCAGCGTGCGGGGTGCGGGCGCTGGCTCGCGGTGGGGATCCTCGATCGGCTCGCGTGCCCACAGCTGCCAGGCCAGCCCAAAGGCCGCAGCGGCAGCAGTGCAGAGGCACCGGCGGTGAGTGTCGGTCACGTCCCGAGCGCTGATCCGATCCATGGCAACCGGCGCATTGCGGTTGTCCATCACCGCTTGCGGGAAGCTGGGAGTTTCCTGCCCATCAGGCCCGATGAAGTAGCCAACCACGTAGCCGGTGCCGTTGGGTGCAGCCCACACGTGGTGGCCTTCAGGGGTGGGGCGGAGGTGGAACTGCCAGCCGGGGGCGTGCTCGCGCAGGAGGTGCCCGACGCGGCACCAGTTGACGTAGTCAGCGGCATAACTGCCGTTTCCCTTACGGCTGATGTCAGCCGTGGTGATGACGTTGCCCAGATTGGGCGGCCCCGGAGGGGGCAGGTTGGTGGAAGCCATGTGGTGTGGTGTGGTGGCTTGCTGAAATGCTAGCGCGGCGACTGTGAAACCGCAGCGCAATGGGGCATGATGCGAGCGGTCCGGGGTGCCTGCTGCCCATATGCAGTTTCTGCATTTTGAGCGGCAGCAGAACATCCGTACTAGAACAGTCCGTTGAGCGCGCTGCGTAAATGCCAATCCGTATCCACGTTGCAGACCACGATCAGGCCGATGCCGCCTGGCAGCTGCTGCAGCACGCCAGCGACGACCTGTTCCCGGTTGAGCTCTGGCTGGCTGGCGAGCGCTGGTGGACGGCTACGAGGCAGGCAGGCGTCGTGACAACTCTTCTGTCAGATGACCCGGCCCATAGCTGCCCGGCTTCAGGCCACGGACTGCCCTGATCGCTTCCGACAGCGCATGCAGCTCGGTCTCCAGCTCATCGCGGGTCATAATCCCGGTGCCTACCACCAGTGCCATCAGCCGGCTGCGACGGTCTGCATCCTGGATCGGGTAAGCCTCCAGCAGCTTCCGCAGGCCCTCGCGGGGCGGCAGTCCGGTGGCCTGCAGGTCCGCATTCAGCAGGTCGCTCAGCGCCTCGCTCACGACCTGAGCGTCACCGCTGACCAGAGCCACGCCGCCGATGTACGGCAGCTCCAGCCGGCCGGCGAGGATGTCTGCAAAGTCCGGGAACTGGAGGGGCTCCGTGGTGTCCTCTGGCACCGGCAGCCAGTGGCCATCATCCAGCCAGAGCTCACGGATCCCGTGGGGGGTATGCGGCCCGTAGCGTTCCCACGCTGCCTGCTGGCCCTTGATCTGCCACGTCCAGAGCGCGACGTTCACCGCGTCGAACGCCAGCAAGTTCTTCAGGTTGCAGCCGCGAGCCAGGCGGGCATTGCGGATGCGGCTGATCTGCCCGGTATCGAGGCAACCGTCCTCCCCTAGTGCCCAGCTGGCAAGCCGTACGAGCTGACCGCCGTCGTGCCCGCTGCGGCCCATCCAGTAAGTGAGCACGGCGCCAATGGCGGACACACCGCGCTGTAGCTGCGTATCAATCCGGCTGGGACTGGCTTGCGTCATTGCTACAGCGTAACGGTGCTGTTTCGATACTGCCCCAGATGATGCGCTGTGCATCCGCCACGCTGCGGGCGATTCCCGCCCTGCCGCCTGCGGACTGGACGTGCTGCAGCCATGCGGTCTGCTCTGGTGTGGGCCGGCCCCGCTCAGCCTTGACCTCCACCGCAGCGAACACCGCCAGCTGCTGTCCCACCATGTCGGGCGTGACCGTGACCGTGGTGTAGCCGATCAGGTCGGCACTGCCGGGGCACAGGCCGAAGGTGACGGGTCTGCCGTGCTGGTCCAGCAGGCGGCCGACATTATTGCGCCACAGTCTCGTCGGCCCACGGCTGCAGGCCAAGCGGATGGCTTGCTGGATTTGCTGCTCACTCATTGCGACTGTGCAACCACAGCGCTTAGGGTGGCACCGTCCCCTGGTTGAGACCCGGTGGGCGATTGGCAGATCGCCCCGCGCAAGCGGGGTTTATCTGACCGCTTCCCGGCACTCCAGCTCTGCAATGCGCTTGGTGGCGCTGCGGAGGATGAGTTCCTGATGCATGCAGAGCTGCGCTAGCCGCCAGCACATGTCCTGCGCATGCGGCAGGTCGTAGGCCGCGATGCTGCGGCGTTGGCGCTCTAGTTCCAGGTCGTGCTCAGGCCCGCGTGTTGGGCACATCCATGCTCCCCAGGCCATCGCATCGCTGCATTTTGCGCAGGTTGCCGCCTATGCCACCACCCGCGCGGGTCCGCTGCGTGCCCGCTTGGCTTCACGGGCAGCCATGACGTGCCGTGCCCAGCCGTGGGGGTTGGCCATGCCTCTGCGTTTGCCGATGGCTACCAGGTCGGAGAGGGTTTGAGCCCCGGACTGCTCACCTCTTGGAGAAGGAGCATCAATGGGCCTGACAAACAAAACGCTCTGCAGCACCCTGCCTTGCACAACACCTGCCCTTTCCAATGCGCGCACAATGTTGCGGGCAATAGCATTATCTTCTTTTGATTGACAGCTTAAACCAAGACCACGTGACTCGCCCAAAAGCTCTACGTAGGCAGTATCTTGCTGGCATCTATTCCATTTTTCCTCGATAATATCATAAGCCTTTCGCTGTCTATCTGTTAGATCAGGCCAAGCCTGGTGGATTGCTGATCGCTTGTATTCCACCAACTCCCCCTCCACATGCTCCAGCTCCCTGCGCTCTGGCGCAAAGAAATGCCCACATTCCGGGCATTGAGCCGTACCGCTCGGCATCGCACAGAAGCAGCTGGGGCACACCCGCACCGATGGCGCCTGCTCCCTGCTCCGCTTGCTGATGCCCTCCAACGTCCACTCCCGGTCATCGGTCGGCAGGCCGTGCCGGTGGCAGTTGCCGACGTGATCCAGCACCACCGCATGACGCTTGCCCGGTGCAGGCCGCAGGCAGCGGCCAATCATCTGCAGATGCAGCGCCAGCGACTGTGTGGGCCGCAGCAGGATGCAGCCGGCCACGCTGGGCACGTCCACGCCCTCGCCTATGAGCGAGCAGCTGGTCAGCACTTTTAGCGCGCCGGTGCCCAGCTCCTCGAGCAGTCGGCGCCTAGTGGCCGCTTCCATCGTCCCGTCAATGCTGGCCGCTGCTACGCCGTTGTCGTTGAACATCCGTGCCACCGCTTCGGCATGTGCCACGGAGCAGCAGAACGCGATCGCCGTCTGGCCCTCCAGGTGCTGCCGGTAGTGGGCCAGCGGGCTGCCCATCGCCTGGCCGCTGCTGAGCATCTCGGCCGCCTGCCGCATGTCGAAATCACCCATCCGCTTGCGCAGGCCCTGGAGGGTGATGCCAGGCGGGGCAAGGATGCGGGCGGGAGCAAGGTGGCCGCCATCGGTCAACTCTGCGGCGCTGGGGCCCAGCACCATCTCGCCGTACCACTCGCCGAGGCCTTGGCCATCACAGCGGCACGGCGTGGCGGTGACGCCCAGCACTCGCGCACGGTGGAAGTGATGCAGCACCTTGGCCCAGGTGCCGGCATTGCTGTGGTGCGCTTCATCCACCACCAGCAGCTGAAACAGATCAGCTGGTAGGCGATGGAGGCGCCGAGCCAGGGTTGCGACGCTGGCCACCTGCACTGGTGCGGACAGGTCCATGCTCCGGTTGGCGGCGATCAGGCCATGGCGCACCCCCAGGGCCTGCAGGCTGGCGCTGGCTTGCTCCAGCAGCTCGACACGGTGCACCAGAATGCAAATGCGGTTGCCCTTGCTGGCGGCACGTTCGGCGATGTGGCTGAACACGACGGTCTTGCCGCCACCGGTAGGCAGGACGAACAGGACGGAGCGGTGGCCGGCGGCCAGGGCGGCGCGGATCTGGGCGACGGCCTGGGATTGGTAGGGGCGGAGCTGCAGGCTCATCGATCCGCCACCACATGCAGGCTCTCCGCAGCCCTGGTAATGCCGACGTAGGCCAGCTGGTTCTGCTGAGCGGTCGGCGCCGATCCCCAGCCATCGATGCTCCAGTGCAAAAACACATGCCGGAATGTGCTGCCCTGGGACTTGTGAATCGTCAGAGCGCTGGCGGGCTGCAACTTGCCAACGCAATCCTTGCGCCAGAAATACAGATCCCACAACTCTTTGCGGTCTTTGCCGCTGGCGGCCTTTGCCTGGTCGGCGATCTCCTTCAGTGATTCCTTCCAGCGCTGTTCGTGCTCCTTGGCAATGACGCGAAACGTCTTCGCCATGTAGAAATCACCCGTGACCGTCAGCTCCCAGGTGTCCCACGGCTCATCAGTCGGCATGTCGCCGGCATCCGTGAACCGATGCGGGCCGCGCTTGGCTTCTTCAATCAGCACATCGACTGTGCTGTTCAGCAGCGGGCCTGTTCCCAGTGGATCCGGGATGGCATCCACGGTCACGCAGGTCATGCCTTCCACGAACTGCGGTGCGTTCAGTCCATAGCGGCGCTGGTGGATGCGCAGGTTCATCTCATCCACTGCCTTGTTGGTGAAGGCCAGCGCCCGACAGAAGTCGGGATCGCCCATCGCCTCCTGTGACGCCGCCATCTCCAGCAGGGCAGTGCCCCACTGCTCGCGGCTGCGGTGACCCACCACACGCGAGCCACCGCCTTCGGCCGTCGCGAAGCGGGCCCTGCCGACCGGCATCTGCCTGGTGGCGGTGGCTAGGTTCAGGATCGCGCCATCGTGCCGCAGCACCTCAGTCAGCCGGTACAGCGAGCTGCCCTCGGTAAACGCCCGGCAGGCCTGGTCCTCGCCCACGGGCAACAACTGGCGGTCATCGCCCACGAACACCACAGGGCGACCCTGGAGCTCGCGCAGCAAAAGGTCGTAAAGCTCGCTGTTGAGCATGGATGTCTCATCGACAATGACAACATCAATACGGCGAATCTTGACCATCTCCTTTGCATCTTCATCCCATTCGCTTTCCTTGTTGAGCATGTTCTTGCCGCCTGGATCCGGCCTGAACGTCTCCTTGCCGGTGTCGCAATCACGAACCTGCTTCAAGCCCAGCAGCCTGGCCACGGTGACAGCCTCAAATCCGTGGGCGCCGCAGTTGTCCAAAGCGCGTTCAACCTGTGATCGGGCCTTGTGCGTTGGCGTGGCCACCACGACCCGCTTTCCAAGGTCAGCCAACCGCGAAACCAGCGCTGCAGTGGTGACCGTCTTGCCGGTGCCGGCATAGCCGCAAAGCACGGGAGTTGCACCGGGTTTGGTGATGTCATTGAGAATCCCCTCGATCGCAGCCTGTTGATCGGCGGTGAGCTGCAGGGCCACCGGCCTGGTTGCTGCCGCAGGTGGTTCGGCCCGCTCGGCCTCCAGCGATTGTGCCGTGAGCACGTTGTAGAGCTGCGGTGGGATCTCATCGGCAAAAACCTCGTCGAGCCAGTCCCTGATCGCCAGGATCTCGGCTGCGATGGCGTCGCGTGGCTTTCCGAGAGCTTTGGTGCCGGCACGCTCCATCACCAGCCAGAGCGGCTGATGATCCGTTGTGACTGATGCCGTCATGCGCTGTAGCGGTCTTGTGATGGGTGGAGCTGCTCCCGCTTGCACGCGCCCAATGCAGGACGACTCCCCGGTGCCAACGCGTGTCCTCGATGGGACCCAGACAGCTGAGAGGCCCGGCGATCCCACCGCCTGGTCCGGGCAGTGGCAGGCATCAGCAGGGAGCGGAAGCGGGCTCCGCTCAAATCTTAGCGCTGTGGCTGTGGTTTCGCAGCGCTGTGGATCCTATGCTCTGACGGTTCACGCGCCCACGCCATGCCCTCTCAGGCCTCAGAACCGCCCATCCGCACCCACCGGGCTATGTCCATGGTGTTCCCCGAGTACCTCGCCCAGCACGTGGACCGGCAGGCAGAACGCCAAACCTGCAGCCGCGCGGCCTACATCCGTCGCCTGGTCCTTGAAGACTTCGAGCGCAAGCAGGCCCAAGCGGTAGCGGCCTGACGCATGGCCAGCATCCTTGATGCCGCAGCGGGGCGCTGGCCTCAGCTGCTGATGGAACTTGGCGGCCTTACAGCCGAGCAGCTAAGCGACAAGCACCAGCCTTGCCCCGCATGCGGCGGCACCGATCGCTACCGCTGGGACAACGACGACGGGCCTGGCGGTTTCTACTGCAATCGCTGCGGTGGCAAGAACCACCAAGGCGGGGCCGGCAGCGGCATCGACCTGCTCATGCGCGTGCGCGGCTGGAGCCTCCAGGATGCCTGCAGCGCAGTTGAGCGGCACCTAGGCCTCGCTGCACCGGTCCCACCGCCGCCGACCGCCGGTGCAGAGCACGTCTGGCGCTATTCCGACACCTTCATCGTCTGTCGGTTTCCCGAGAAGCGCATCCGCCCCCTCTGGTGGGACGGCACCGCATGGCGATGGAAAGCACAACCAGAACCACGGCCTCTCTACTGGGCACGCCGCGAGCTCGGCGCCGAGGTGCTCATCACCGAGGGTGAGAAGGCTGCCGACGCTGCCGCTCAGCTGTTTCCCGCACATGCCGTCTGCACCTGGGCATCAGGCTGCAAGGCCATCGACAAGGCCGACTGGCAGCCGCTCCGTGGCCGCGCCTGCGTTCTCTGGCCTGATGCCGATGATGTAGGCCGGCAGGCCATGGCCAAGCTCGCCAGCCGGCTCCTGGCCCTCGGCTGCACCGTGCGGGTCGTCACCGTGCCGGCAACACAGCCACCCGGATGGGATCTGGCTGATGCCATCGCCGACAAATGGACTCCAGCGATGGCCGCCAAGGCACTCGCCAATGCCAAGGCAATCGAGCCCCCGGCCGCACCCCAGCAGCCCGAGCCATCGCCAGCAACACCACCAGCTGACCCGCTGCCATCGGCGCCGTTCACATGCCTTGGCTTTGATGATGGCGGTTACTTCTACCAGCCCAACAACACCGGACAGGTACTGCGGCTGGGCCGGGGCTCTCACACCGGAACGCATCTGGTTGCATTGGCTCCGGTCGAATACTGGGAAACTCTGCACCCCAGCAAAACAGGAGCCAACTGGACCGCTGCTGCCTCGTCCCTATTCGCTCAGCAGGCAGCCGTAGGCATCTACAGCCCCGATCGCATCAGAGGCCGTGGATCTTGGTGGGATAACGGCCGCGCTGTCCTTCACCTTGGCGATCGTCTCTTGGTGGACGGCACTGCCTACGTCATCACCAACCCGCCACCATCACGCTTCAACTATCAGCGCCTGGCGGCCATTGATCTGCCGACCAACCTGCAGCCACTCACAGATCAACAGGGCGCCGAGATCTTGGACATTGCTTCCCGGTTCCTTTGGGAAGTGCCGGCCTCCGGCCTGCTCATTGCCGGCTGGGCTGCCTTGGCACCGATCTGCGGCGCCCTGGAATGGCGACCGCACATATGGCTGACGGCAAGTGCAGGCAGCGGCAAGAGCGCTCTCCTCAACCGCTTCCTTGGCACCTTGCTTGACAGCCTTGCGCTCTGGCCAGAAGGCAGCACATCTGAAGCCAGCATCCGCCAGGAACTCCGCGCTGATGCCCTCCCGGTGATCATGGATGAGGCCGAATCCAACGAGGCTGCCGACCGTAAGCGGATTCAAGACATCCTGGCCCTAGCCCGCGTCGCCAGCAGCTCCGGTCGCGGCTTTGTCGGCCGTGGTGGCGCCGATGGTGCCGCGCAGCGTTTCGTCATTCGCTCAATGTTCCTGTTGTGCTCCATCAGCACCGCTCTTAAGCAAGGCGCCGATGCGTCCCGCTTTGCTCAGCTCACCTTGCGTAACCCGTCATTTCTGCCGCAAGAGCAACGGCAAGCCCACTGGGCAGACCTTGACCGCGACCTGACCGGCATCGTCACCGCACAACTGGGTCATCAGATGGCCCTGCGATCTGTTGCGCTCATCCCGGCCATCAAGGACAGCATCGCCGTGTTCCGTCGTGCTGCTGCCCTGCGCTTCGACAGTCAGCGCCATGGCGATCAGTACGGCACCCTTCTGGCCGGCGCCTGGTCGCTGATGAATGCCCATGTCGCCAGCGAAGACGACGCGCTCGCGCTCATCGACGCAAACGACTGGAGCCAGTACCGCGAGGCATCCGAGCTGCCGGATGAGGAACGCTGCCTGCAGCACATCCTCCAGCACCAGCTACGGGTCGAAGGCGACCGAGGCAACGGCTACATGCGCACCGTCTGGGAGCTGGTTGAGCTCGCACGCGGCACGGCAACCAGCATGGAGATCAGCACCGGCTCTGCTGAGGCCCACCTGGGCCGCATTGGCGTACGCGTACAGGCTGATCGCCTGCTGATCGCCAACAACGCCTTAGGCCTTCAGCGCATTTTGCACGACACCTCCTGGGCTCACAGCTGGCCCACCGTTCTGTCCCGCCTGCCTGGTGCAGAGAAGCCTGGCAAGGTCCGATTTCGTGGCATGGAACGCAACAGTCGAGCCGTGTCCTTGCCGCTGGATCGGGGCTGAACCCGCTTTTGTCCCGCTTTAGCGGGACAGGTCATGTTTGACCGGGACGCTGAGAACGCCTGCAAATACTGGTTTTGTCCCGGTTGTCCCGCTTGTCCCGCTTTTGGCGGAAAGACACCCCCTCACATGCGCATGCGTGCGTGCGTGCGCGTGTGTGCGCACGTCTGTGTGTGTGTATCTGTCTTTGGAGATGGGACAACGGGACAGAAAGGAGCAAACCGCTGTCAGAGCGCGGAGTTTCGGCTGTCCCGCCTACCGGGACACACCGGGACAAGCGGGACAGGCGCTGTCACTGCGCAGCCGTAGCGCTGCAAATGCGGCAAGCTATGCTCACAGCACCCCACGCCACACCGCATGCTCACCGGCGCTGATCTGCTCGCCAAAGTCCGTGACCTTGGCCAGCAACCCCGTGATGTCATCGCCATCGCCTGCGGTTACACCCGCAAGGACGGCAAAGCTGCCTTCACCCAGTTCTTTGAGGCCCTCAACGCTGCTCACGGCCTCACCCTCGCTCCCGTGTCCAGCAGCAAGCCCAAGAAGGGCAAGCCCCTCGCCTGGAACGTCGCCGTCTCCCGCACCGGCGTTATCCCCATCTCCGCCGGCTACTCCGCCCTGCTGGGCCTGGAGGCCGGCGACCGGGTGGACATCGCACACGATGCCGCTACCGGCACCCTCAAGCTCTCTAAGGCCGCTGCACGGCCCGTAGAGGCCGCTCCGGTGGTGGTCACGCCCTCCGCGCCCATCCCGGCCCCTGTGGCCGCTCTTGAGCCCGTTCCCGCCCCTGTGCGGGAGCTGGCGCCGTTCTGATCCTCCGTGGGGCTGGGTGACTGGCCCCTTCAGCAATGGCAGCTAAGGCAACCGAACACGAAAAGATTCTCCGTGTTCACGACGTCTACCACAAGCTTGTTGGCTGTTGGTCTACAGCAGACATTTTGGAATATGCCGGAAATAAGTGGGGGGTTGAAAAATCACAGGCATACAACTACATCGCGGAAGCTCGCCAGAAGTTGAAAGCCAACTGCGCCGTTGATCAGTCCGAATGGATCGCGCAGAAAATGGCAACACTGGAGCAGATGGCACGTGATGAGCTCATCGGTGGTGACGATGGAGCAACCACTGGGAACCGGCTGGCAGCCCTGCAGTACATCCGCACCCAAGCTCAGTTCATCCAGGTGATCTGATGGCGATCCTGGATCGGTTCCAGGCATCGCCTTTGCTGGCTCGCTTTGAGCCCCCTACCGCCGAAGCCGCTACCGACACCCTCGCCCGCATCACCGCCGACCTGCACCCCGGCCAGGCCGCTTTCGTCCACGACCAGACCACTGAGATCATCGGCGTCTCAGCCGGCTATGGCGCCGGCAAAACCCGCGCTCTCTGCGCCAAGGCCGTCAGCCTCGCGCTGGCTAATCAGGGCTTCCTCGGCTGCGTCATGGAGCCCACCGGCCCGCTCATCCGCGACATCTGGCAGAACGACTTTGAGGCCTTCTTGGAGGGCTACGACATCCCCTACAGCTTCCGTGCCTCGCCCCTGCCCGAGTACGTGCTGCATCTGCCCGGCGGTGACACCAAGATCCTGTGCCGGTCCTTTGAGAACTGGACCCGCATCATCGGCCTCAACCTCGCCTGGGTGCTGGCCGATGAGATCGACACGGTGACGCCCACGATTGCCAACAAGGCATTCCCGAAGATCCTCGGCCGCTTGCGCTCCGGCAACGTGCGCCAGTTCGGCGCTGCCAGCACGCCGGAGGGCTTTCGGTGGATGTGGCAGACTTTCGGCTCAGAGGATGCGCAGCAGCGCCAAGATCGCCGGCTGATCCGCATGCGCACGGCCGATAACCCGCACCTGCCGCCGGACTTCATCGAGCGCCTGCAGGCCAACTACGACCCGTCCCTGCTGCGCGCCTACCTGGAAGGGGAGTTCGTCAACCTCACCACCGGCCAGGTCTACGACCGCTTCAACCGCGAGCATCACGTCATCCCCTGTGACTGGGATGAGCTGGAGGGCGAGACCATCCTGATGGGTTGCGACTTCAACGTGGGCAACACCAACGCATGCCTTTCCGTCCGTCGTGGCCGCGAGCTGCACGTGTTCGACGAGGTGGCCGGCGCCCACGACACCGACGCGCTGGGCCAGGAGATCCGCCGCCGCTATCCCAAGGCCCGCATCCTTGGCTATCCCGACGCCTCAGGCACCGCCCGCAGCACCAACAGCAGCCGCAGCGACGTGGCCATCCTGCAGAGCTATGACATCAGCAACCAGGCGCCGAAGGCCAACCCTCCGGTGCGTGACCGGGTGGCTGCCGTGCAGGCCATGCTGGAGAACGGCCAGGGTGAGCGCCGGCTGTTTATTGACCCGCGCTGCAAGCGGCTCATTGAGTGTCTGGAGCTGCAGAGCTACGACGAGAAGGGCGAGCCGGATAAAGCGGCTAATTACGATCATATGAATGACGCATTAGGATATATTTGTCACCGTACTTTTGAGGTGGGCAGGGCGATTACTGGCCGCGCAGTACGTGGCGTTCGGCTGTATTAGGCCCTAGAATGGGGTGGAGCAGCGGGTTGCAGCCCCTGCTCCAGGCCACCTGCACTACCAGGCGACATGAGCATCGTGTCACAGCTCAACCTGTTTGCGCCACGGGTTGAAGCGATTGTCTACGGACCCTTCATCAGCCGCAAGGAGGCGATGCGGCAAGGCTTGCGTCACTTCTACGCTGGAAAGCCGTGCAAGCGAGGGCATTATGCTTTGCGATTTATTGACTGCTACAAATGCAGTGAATGTGCAAGAGACCAATCGCGAGAGCGAATGTCCCGGTTATATAGGGAAAACAGGGAAGCAGCCAGAGAGCATGCGCGACAGCGTTACATTAAGCACAATAAGGCCATCAATGCAGCCGCCAAGCGGAGGCGCAGCACGGAAAAAGCCCGGGAGAAAGAAAGGCTGCGCTCACGTCAGAGGCGTGAGGTGCTTGAAGTGCGAATCCTCGGCGCATTGCGAAATCGACTGTGCGATGCCGTCAAGGGCCGTAACAAGTCGGCAAAGACCCAAGAGCTTCTTGGTTGCTCGGTGGAATATCTCAAGCGCTATTTGGAAGGTCGCTTCTTGCCAGGAATGTCGTGGGATAACTGGGGCCACGTTGGCAAGGTGTGGCACATTGACCATATCCGCCCCTGCGCGAGCTTCGACCTGACCGATCCTGAGCAGCAGCGAGCCTGCTTCCACTACACCAACCTGCAGCCGCTGTGGGCTGTGGACAACATCCGCAAGGGAGCGAAGGTGGCCTAGCGCTTGCCCTTGCGCTTTTTGCCGACCTTGCTGGCCTCGCTCAGCGCGATGGCGATCGCCTGCTTACGGCTCTTCACCTTGGGGCCTTTCTTGGTGCCGCTGTTGAGGGTGCCGACCTTGAACTCACGCATCACCTTCGACACCTTGGCTTCTGCCTTGGTCTTCTTCTTGGCCATCCCTACAGCGCTGCGGTCATAGGTTGCCCGGAAACCTAGGGCACAAGTAGACGTGCCATGCAGCCTGGCGAAACCCTGATCACTGCCGGCAACGGTGATACCCGTTACGCACGCTTTCAGCCGGTGACGATGGGCGGCGCTGGTGGTGGCGCTAACTTCCGCACCCTCAAGGTTTACGAGCCTGGCATCAGTTGGAGCCAGCAAGAACCACGCTGGCGATTGATTGAACAGCTGTGCCTTGGCACCCTCGGCATGCAGCAGGCCGGCCGTCGGTATTTGCCGCAGGAGCCGATGGAGGCCGATGACTCCTATGCCATCCGTCTAGCCAAGAGCTTCTGCCCCCCGTACTACCTACGCCTGGAGCAGATGCTGGCCGGCATGCTCACGCGCAAGCCGATTCGCCTCGACAACGTGCCCGATCCGATGGTCGAGCAGCTCTATGACGTGGATCTCACCGGCAGCGGGCTGGATGTGTTCCTGCAGCACCTGGCGCGCCTGTGCATCCGTTACGGGCACGTCGGCGTGCTGGTGGACTACCCGCGCGGTGATGAGGGTGACGCCAGCCCAGTCACGGACTTCTCCCGCCCGTACTGGCTGCCCTATGCCCCACGGGACATCCTCGGCTGGCGCACGGACGTGGTGGGCGGCACGCAGAAGCTAACGATGCTGCGCCTGCGCGAGACGCTCACGGTGCCCTATGGCGAGTGGGGCGAGGAAATGGTGGAGCAGGTGCGGGTGCTGGAGCCTGGCCGGTTCCGCGTCTACCGCCTGCAGGCCAGCAAGTCCCGCGACTGGGAGCTCATCTCAGAGGGCACCACGACCATGGAAGACATCCCCTTTGCGGTGGCCTACAGCAACCGCTCCGCCACGCTGGAGAGCACCCCGCCGCTGGAGGAGGTGGCTTGGCTCAACCTGCAGGCCTACCAGTGCGAGAGCGATCAGGGGAACCTGCTGCACGTGGCAGCCGTGCCGAGATACAACTTGTTCGGCGTGCCGGCCGAGGTGGAAGAACTGCAGGCAGGGCCCAACAGCGCCACGGCATTTCCCTCCGATGCACGGGCAGAGTTTGCCGAGCCCACCGGCACCAGCTACGAGGCAAGGTTCAAGCAGCTCGACCGGATCAAAGACCAGATCGCAGAGCTGGGCCTGGCAGCCGTGCTGGGGCAGAACCTCACCAACCAAGCCGCTGAGGCCAAGGCCATCGACCGGTCGCAGGGTGACGCCGCCCTGCAAGCCGTCGCTATCGGCCTGCAAGACCTAGTGGATCAATGCCTCAGCTTCCACGCTGCCTACCTAGGCCTACCCGATGGCGGCAGCAGCGCCGTCAACCGCGACTTCGTTTCGGCCCGACTCGACCCCGCCGATGTGCAACAGCTGCTGCAGCTGCGGCTCAATAACGAGATCAGCCAGGAAACCCTGCTGACCCGATTGGCTGAGGGTGAATGGCTCGGCTCTGACTTTGACATTGACGCCGAGCTGGAACAGACCATGCAGGCACAAGCTGACGGCCTGCAAGCGCAGCAGGATCAGCTGGCGGCAAGCATGGCGCAGCTACCGGGGCAACCTCCTGCAGTCGGGCAGTAGGGATGGCACGGTCATACAAGCGGGACGCCAGCGGCCGCTTTGCTGGCGGTGGAGGTGGCGGCACCCGCAAGGCCCCCGGCAGCCTGCCCAAGACCACCACCGCACGCGGCAGAGCCAAGACACGGGAGGCCACAGCACGCGCTGCCGTCAAAGCTGGCGGTGGCACCCGTGCCGCACGCTCCCTTGCCACGGCTCAACGTGCGCGGGACTTCTACAAGGCCACCGGCACCGGCACCAAGCGCAGCAAGACCAAGCCTCGGAGCGGGATCAGGGCTACCGGTGGACTGGCGCGACCAAAAGCCGGCAACAGCATTCGCCGCACGACTGGACCACGGCGTGGGCCGATTGCGGCAAAGATGAACGCCATTCGTACCTATACGCCTAGCACCCCTATGGGTCAGATGGATGCCGGCATGCGTCGCATGAATAAGGCGGTTGATTCCATCAAGCAGCAGCAGCCTAAGATTCGTGAAGTCAAAAAGCGTGCCGGTGACATCTTGTCCCGCATTGCTCGTGGTACTGCTCGCGATATTGCTGACGCCACTGGCAAAGGCGTCAAGGCTGATGTTGCTCGGCTGATACTGCGTCAGGAAAGCAGCAAGACGTTTCGGGCCGGACGCGAAGTGATCCAGCGCCGAGCTGCTCGGGCCGCCGCTGCTGCAGCCCGTGGCAGCAAGCCTGCTGCTAAGGCTGCCGCAATCTATGACCGGCAGCTGGCGCCGGTGCTACCCAAGGGCAAGGGCAAGGCCAAGAACAACCTCAAGCCTGGACCACGCAACACCAAGGGAGCACCGAAGAAAAAGCGGAAGCCTCGGAAGAAGAGCTAACGGAAAGCTAAGGCACAGGCCGCATTCCTTCTGCCATGGCTAGATCGTATA